TCACCCCTTGGGCGGGAACGGATCGTCACCGTAGCTGTTGCGCTCACGGATCTGGCCGTCACGCCCTTGGATGAACATCTCGCTCTGCTGGTTGATGGCGATGTCCCGCGCGCGGTCAATCGCCTGTTGCTGCGTGTCGTGGATGGAGGTGAGGCGGTCGTTGCCTTCACCGCGCACGCCCCACTGATCACCGCCGTTGATGGGAACGACCCATTGGTTTTTTCCGCTCATTTCAAGTACTCCGAAAATTGAAAAGGACAGCTCTTGAAGTCTGCGCGAGCCTGGGCGCATCGGGTGGTGAGATCACGTCATGGAGACCTCCTTTCCCGCCGCCGAGCACGGCATCGAATACAGTCCCGCACGCTGCTGCGTGACCACGAGCGCACCGTAGGCCGCGTGCTGCGCCGCAGGCTCCGGCTTGCCCTTGTCCTTCGACTTGATCTTGAACAGGTCGCTCGGCTTGGCGCTGTCCAAGCCTGCACGCTGCATGATTCGATCCGCCGTCGTGGCCTCGCCCTTGAACGACCACAGCGCGCCGAATACCTTCGACTGACCATCGGTGAACTGGATCGGTGCGGTCTGCACGTCCGGCAGCGTCGCCCACTTGAAGTCCGCCGAGAACGGCCCGTTCACCGGCGTGGCCGGATCGACGACCACCGGCGTCGCGGATGGCGGCGCGGCGATGAACGTGATCCCGCCGCCGTAGAACGTGAAGCGTTCCTCCAGCGCCAGCCACTCCACGCCCGCGCCGAACGGCGATCCGCGCGTCATGCTCGGCCTTGGCGTGATCACCCGGGTGTCGCTGCCCGCCACCCGCACCCGATCCAGCAGCGCAGGTTCGTGCAGCACCCGCGTCAGGTCGCGAGCCAAAAGAACGGGCGAGCGTCGAGCATCGCCCAGCCGCCAAACGCCGTCGCCCAAATCATCGATGCCGTCACGGCTTTCGATGCCGAGCGCGAGGCGCATCTTCTGGCGCAGCCAATCTTCGTCCAAGGCCAACGCCGCGCCATCGGCTGCTTCGACGGCCATAGGCCCGCAGTCCGGGCAACGGCATATCCGCCCGCCGCGACCATCGCCCCACACCTGCGCCCGATGTTGCTGGCAGTGCTGGCAGAGCACGAAGGATTGATCCACGACCGTCGGCTTGACCGCCTTGCCGAGGATGGACAGCGAGGCGATCTCGCGCGGCGGCAGCGTGGCACGCAGCACCGGCGTGCCGCCCGCGAACAGGCGGCAGATCAAAGCCCAAGCGTCATGCGCCGCCACCGGATCAGTCCTCGATCACCGGCGTCGAACTGAGCGCATCCGCTTCCGGCGGCACTTCGTGTGCGCTCAAGGTCTGGCCCTTCTGCAGGATGCCGACCGCGACCAGATAGCCTTCCAGTTGCGCCTGCATCTTGGCGTCGAACTTGTGCAGGTTCAGCCGCCCCTTGCTGGTCACCTCGATGGTCACCACCTTCGCGCGCGTGCGGCCCGGCTCCGGCGGGTAGTAGAGGTTGACCTGCGCCGCCGTCACTGCCCACTTGCCTTCCAGCGGGCCGGGCAGCTTCTCCTTCAGCAGTTCATGCACGGAGCGTTGCTGGCTGGACTGCATCGCGGTGCATTCGATCTTCAGCGCGGTGTCCGGGCTGAGGAGCGTGAGCGCCTTCAGTTGCACCATCGAGAAGCCGTCGTCGAAAGCCTCCGGGGCGTCGAAGCCAGTGCGCAGCATCGACAAATCCAGCGTCGGCGACTTGATCCGATGCGCACTTGCCTTGACGCCCAACACATGCTCGGCGAAGGCCTCGACCAGCATCTGCTGGTATTTCTGGCCGCCGCGCACCAGCGTGCGCACCACGCCGGTGGTCTTGGCGTACTCCAGCACCATGTGGATATTGGGATTACCGACGCGGCGCTTCAGGGTGGGGCCCTCGAATTCCAGCCGCAGCATGGCCATGTCCTTGACGTGGACGGTCAGCAGGAACACGCCGGGGCTGCGCTGGACGAGATGCGCCACGCTGCTGTCGCCGCACTGCATCTCGCGCTTGTAGAAGGCAGAGATCGCGTTGCGCAATGCGGCCAGGTTATGGTCAGTGCCGTTCGGCTGGCGCTTCAGACCCAGATCGTATTGCTGTGTCTGCGGCCCGTGGTGCTCCCAGAAGCTGAAGTCGTAGGCGCGTTCGAACAGCGTCGGGTGGGTGACGTAGAGCCAGAACGAGCGATGGACGTCGCTGCGGCACAGGGTCAAGCCCGCCAGCGCCGCGCCGTCCGAGACCACGGCCTCGAACATCGCCTGCTTGCATGCCGGGTCGCCCAGCTGGACGCTGGCCATGAGATTGGCGGTCATCTGGTCGCGGGCGGCGGTGTCGGGCCACACCTTGACCGCCTCCACCAAGAACTGGCTGGTCTCCGGCGTGTCGTCCCACGCGAACCCGCCGGGCACGGGCAGGCCATGTGAGGTCAGGAAGTCGCGCAGCGTGGCATCCACCGGCAGCTCGAGCATCACGTCGACAAAGGTTTTCTTCATCTTGTTCGTCCTTTCTGGATCGGCGTCGGAGGTCTGCGACCGGGGATCGGGCTGCACGGGCCAGCGACAGGCTACTGAACATGAATCTCAAAAAGTAAAGCCATGAGATACATGGACGTGATTCTGTTCCCCGGATTTCCGCTTGTCAATCAACGTGGCACTTGTGGCGCCATTTGGTATCTTGTAGCTATACTGTCGGACTGGATCGATATTTACTCCTGACGGGAGCAACTTGATGGCTTCGGCATTCGGAGTACGCCTGCGGCGCTTGCGCGAGGCGAAGAAGCTGACCCTGCAGCAGGTCGCCGACGCGGTCGGCTGCACCAAGGCCTACATCTGGGAACTGGAGATGAAGGACGGACAGCGCCCGTCTGCGGAACGGATTCAGGCCATTGCCAAGGTGCTGGGCGTGACGATGGAAGACGTGATGGGCGCGCCCATGCAGCAGGCACCCGACGCCAGCCCCGAGGATGTGGCTTTCTTCCGCGAGTACGCCGGGATGACCGACGAAGAGAAGGATCGCTACCGGCAGGCGCTCAAGATCATGTTCCCCGACAAGGGCGACGGCGGGGACTGACGATTGAGCACGCCGCAAGCTCTCACCGGTTCCATCGCCGCCAGCACCGCCCTGAAGTGGCTGCGGGCGTATCACCGTGAGAGCGGCATGCCCGATGCCGTCGACCTGGACATCCTGCGCCAGATGCTGCCAACCACGCCCTATGGCAAGGGCGTGCGCGAGATCAAGGCACCGATGGTGCTCGACGTCGACAGCTGCGAAGGCATGTTGGTGCGCAACCCGAACGACGTCGCCGAGTGGGGCATCTTCTACAACGGCAAGGCCAGCCCCGAGCGCCGTCGCTTCACCATCGCCCACGAACTGGGCCACTTCATCCTGCATCGCGGCCAGCAACAGAGCTTCAACTGCGACAAGGAAAGCGTCTACTCCGGCATCGACACCATCCGCGTCATCGAACGCGAAGCCGACGACTTCGCCAGCAACCTGCTGATGCCCGGTGATCTGTTGCGCGAGTGGATTTCGAATCAACGCATCGACCTGCGCGTCCTCAGCGCCATCGCCAAGCGATTCAAGGTCTCGTTCGAGGCGCTGTGCATCCGATTCATCAAGTTCACAACGGATCGCGCCATCCTCGTCTATTGGGACAACGGCTTCGTGAAGTACGAATGGCGTAGCAGCAGCGCCGTCAAGACGCGGGCACGCATCCGCCGCAATGGCGATCCGGTGGAACCACCATCCGGTACGTTGGCCGCCGACGCCAGCGTCGATCAGGCAAGAGATGGTGTCGAGATGTCCGCTGCGATCTGGTGCCCGGAAGAAGCGCAGCACATGAAACTGCGCGAGTTCAAGCACACCTACAGCGCGCGTGATCGTGTCCTCACGCTGCTCCTGCTCGAAAGCGCCGAACCGCGCTCATGGGATCGGTCGTGGCAGGACGAGGACAGCTTCGACAGCTTTGACCAGTTCGTCTCGAACGGCCAGTTGCCCGTTCGGTGAAGCGCCGCCTGACATGACGACATTGCCTGCCGATGAAGTGCTGACGACGGAGCAACGTGAGGTTCAGCGATTGCTGGGCCGCTGCTTGCTGCGCCTGCAGCAGTACGAGAAGTTGATGAAGGCCATCGTGGCCCACCATGAAATCTCTGCTTCTGGATCACCGCTGGAGTCGAATCAGGAGCGGCGCATCGCAGATGCCGCCAGCCAAACGCTGGGTGCCTTGGTCGGCACACTTCTCGGTTCGTATGTCACCACCGACGAGGTGGAGACTGCTTCCGAATCCGATGCACGCGATGACATCCTCTCGTTCAAGTTCAAGATGAACCTTCGCATGTCGGCCGAGGATTACGACAGTACGCAGAATGACTTGAAGGAACTGGTGCTGCTACGGAACAACCTGGTGCACCATTTCATCGACCAGCACGACCTCTGGAGCCTGGACGGATGCCGGGGCGCGCATGATGCCCTGACGGCCGCCTACGGCCGCATCGATCAGCACTTCGAGCAACTGCGGGGCTGGGCCGAACACATGGATCAGGCCCGACGACTGGCGGCTGAATTCGCCCAGTCCGATGTCTTCCACGATTTGGTGATCCACGGCATCGCGCCGGATGGCTCGGTGGATTGGCCTGCTGCAGGGATCGTGCGCGCGCTACGGGACGCCGCGGCCGAATTGGCCGTCGAAGGCTGGACGCCGGTTGCTTTGGCAGGACGCTGGATCACCGAGAGGCTCCCCGAACACCTGCCTGCCAAGTACGGCTGCAGCAGTTGGCGGCAGGTCGTCCACGAATCTCGCCTGTTCGAACTTCGATATCGTGAGGTGGACGGGCAGCGCGCGGCTTGGTATCGGGCCAAACAGGCATAGCGCCAACCCCGCGCACTCCCGCCAAATCACGTTACGCGAAGTGTCCTCGGTTCATAGCATGAGCAGCGTTTTCCATCGAAACGCCTGCCATGTCCGAACGCGAACCCATCTCCATTTCTCCACCGCCTGATCGCCCTCGGCACGCGCATCAGGAAATCGCCGACCTGCTGGCCGCAGCGCTGCTACGCCTGCGCGCGCGTCCGGCCAGCCACACCCTCGAAAACAGCGAGCGCGTTCGCCTTGGCTTCCCCGGCCAGCAGCGCGTGAATGCGAACCCCGATCACCACCACGGAGTTCGCCCATGACGGCACACGCACCACCACCCGCCACCTCGGTCGCCGCGCAGGTCGCCGGGATTCCCCATCTCTCGATGGAAGATCTCTGGAAGCTGTGGGACGCGCATTTCGACGAACGGCCCGGCCACCACCATCGCGGCTGGCTGGAGAGCCGACTGGCCTACAAGATTCAGGAGCGCGCCTTCGGCGGCCTGAAACCCTCGCTGCGCAAGAAGCTCGAAGATGTGGGCGAAACCGGCATCCTGCCGAAGCAGTTGCGCGGCGATGCCCAACGCCTGCTGCCCGGCACCACCCTCACACGTATCTACGACGACGTCGAGCATCGCGTGCTGGTGCGCGGCACGGGCGACTTCGAATATCAGGGGCAACGCTTCAAGAGCCTATCCGCGATTGCGGGCCACATCACCGGCAGCCACTGGTCGGGCCCGGTGTTCTTCGGACTCAAATCGCCCGCCGCGAAGAAGGTGGCCGCATGAGTTCGCCGCGCGCCAATTCGCTGCCGACCGTCACGCCGAAGAAGCGTTGCGCCGTCTACACCCGCAAATCCACCGACGAAGGGCTGGATCAGGAATACAACAGTCTCGAAGCGCAGCGAGACGCAGGCCTCGCCTTCATCGCCAGTCAGCGACACGAAGGCTGGATCGCCGTTGGCGACGGCTACGACGACGGCGGTTACTCCGGTGGCAACATGGATCGTCCCGCGCTGCGCCGCCTGATGGTCGACATCGAAGCCGGGAAGATCGACACCGTGGTGGTCTACAAGATCGACCGCCTCACACGCAGCCTGCCGGACTTCGCCAAGCTGGTCGAGGTGTTCGACCGCAACGGCGTGTCTTTCGTCTCGGTCACGCAGCAGTTCAACACCACGACCTCTATGGGGCGGCTGACGCTAAACATCCTGCTGTCCTTCGCGCAGTTCGAGCGCGAGGTCACGGGCGAGCGCATCCGCGACAAGATCGCCGCCAGCAAGGCCAAGGGCATGTGGATGGGCGGCGTACCGCCCATGGGCTACGACGTGGTCGAGCGCAAGCTCGTCGTCAACGAACGCGAGGCGGCGCTGGTGCGCGACATGTTCCGGCGCTACGGCGAGCATGGATCGGCGGCGCGGCTGGTGCGCGAACTGGACATCGAGGGCCACACCACCAAAGCATGGGTGACGCAGACCGGACGGCAACGTCCGGGCCGCACCATCGATCAGCAGTACCTCTTCATGATGCTGCGCAACCGCATCTATCTCGGCGAAATCTCCCACAACGGCCAGTGGTACGAAGGCCAGCACGAGGCCATAGTCACCTCGGCGCTGTGGGATGCGGCACACGCCTTCATCGAACGACGCAAGCAAGCGCCGCGCGAGCACGCCGCCAAGCATCCGGCGCTGCTGGCGGGCCTGCTGTTCGCACCCGATGGCCAGCGCATGCTGCATTCCTTCGTCAAGAAGAAGAACGGCAAGCAGTACCGCTACTACGTTCCGTACCTGCACAAGCGGCGCAACGCTGGCGCGAGCCTGTCGCCCGGCACGCCGGACGTCGGCCACTTGCCCGCCGCCGAAATCGAGAACGCGGTGCTGGCGCAAATCCACGCGGCCCTCTCTGCGCCGCAGATGCTGATCGCAGTGTGGCGATCCTGCCAGCGACATCCTGCGGGTGCCGTACTCGAAGAAGCGCAGGTGGTCGTGGCCATGCAGCGCATCGGCGACGTGTGGGCGCAGTTGTTTCCCGCGGAGCAGCAACGCATCACGCGCCTGCTGATCGAACGAGTGCAGTTGCATGGGCACGGGCTGGACATCGTCTGGCGCGAGGACGGCTGGGTCGGCTTCGGTGCCGACATCGGCGCGCACCCGCTGGTGGAGGAATCCCGCGAACAAGCCGAGGAAGCAATGGCATGAACACCACGACGAACCCGCGCAAGCGCACCATCCGCATCGATGTCGGAGGCGATGCCCGCATCTACATCAGCGGCGGCCAGCGGGTCACACTGGTGCCGTTGACGATCAAGCGCCGCCAAAACCGCAAGCTGCTGATCCCGCCCGCGCCCGACGCCACCGCCGCGACGGGCGGCTTCGACGTGCCGATGATCAAGACGCTCGGCAAGGCCTTCTACTGGAAGCGGCTGATCGACGAAGGCGTCTATCCGACGACAGCAGATCTGGCGCGCGCGCTGAAACTGGAGCCGGGCTGGGCAGCCGAGGTGCTGCGCATGACCATGCTGGCTCCGGACATCGTCGAGGCGATCTTTGAAGGTCGGCAACCTCGCCATCTGAACCTGCACACGCTGCGCGGCCGTGAAGACCTGCTACCGCGCGACTGGGCCGAACAGCGTCGCCTGCTTGGCTTCGCCGCCACCTGAAACCCCGTCCCCGATTTCCCCTGACGACGGCGAGCCATGTGCTCGCCGTTTCGCTTTCGCGCGGGCGGATTGGCGAACCCGAAGTTTCTGCGTGGTTCGCCATTGCGTCCCTTAAAGGTTCGCCACCCGACGCCTGGAATGACACCTGTTCCTCAACAACGCAACAGGAGTGTTCCATGCAGACGGCAGCAAGCCCTATCTCCCGGTCGCCGCAGCAGGCGATCAACAGCCTCTCGCCCGGCGACCGCCGGGTGCTCAACGAAAACGAACTGGCCCAGCGGTGGGGCGTCAGCCCCAAGACGCTGCAACGCTGGCGCAGCGAAGGTCGCGGCCCGCGCTACCTGAAGCTGTCCAAGCGCGTCGGCTATCCCGTGGACGCGGTCATCGAGTTCGAGCGCGACGCGCTGCACGACTCGACGTCCGAACGCGCGGCGGTTTGAGGAGCGATGCCATGAACGACATCACTCTCTTTCCCGCCGACATCGCAGCGATGTCCGTCAGCCAGTTGGCGGCGTTGCCCGCCGCGCAGAAGGCCGAGATCGACAAGAACCTCGACGAAGCCCTCGACTGGCTGAAGAAGGCACGCGCCAAGTTCGATGCCGCGCTCGACGCCGCCTACGGCGAGCAGGCCCGCGCCGCACTGCGCGATTCGGGCCGCGATTTCGGCACCGCGCGTATCAACGACGGCCCGCTGCACGTCAAGTTCGAACAGCCCAAGAAGGTCAGTTGGGATCAGAAGAAGCTCGGTGACATCGCCGCCCACATCGTGGCCGGTGGCGACAAGGTCGAGCACTTCATCGACGTGAAGCTGGCGGTTTCCGAATCGCGCTTCACCAACTGGCCGCCGACGCTCCAGCAGGAGTTCGCCGCCGCTCGCACGGTCGAGCCGGGCAAGCCGTCTTTCACCCTTTCCCTCGATTCGGAGCACTGATCATGAGCATCGGCCTCATTGCTTCGCTGCGCAAGCAGCTGCCGTCCCTCTACGGCGAGTCCCTGCCCACGGACATCCACTACCGCAACGCCGACGGCAACGTGGTCGTCGTCGCACTCGACGCGGCCACGGTGGACGAACTGGCCTTCGCCATCCAGACCGCCAGCGCAGAAGCGTCGGCGATCAGCCGCCGCCGCAACGCGCTGGAAGACCTCCACGCCGAAGTGCGTAAGCGCGCCGCGCGCGGTGCCGACCGCATCGCCGACATCGCGTGGGAGGGCTGATCATGAGCGCGATCATTCCCTTCCAGTTCGAAGCGCACGCCGTGCGCGTGCAGGTCGACGACGCGGGTCTGCCGTGGTTCAACGCCAATGACATCTGTTCGGCGTTGGAATTTGCCAACCCACACAAAGCCATTGGTGACCACGTCGATGCCGATGACCTAACGAAACGTGAGGTCATCGACAACCTCGGGCGCACGCAGCGCGCCAACCACGTCAACGAGTCGGGCCTTTACGCCCTGATCCTCGGCAGCACGAAGGACGCCGCGAAACGCTTCAAGCGTTGGGTGACCGGCGAGGTGCTGCCCGCGATCCGCAAGACCGGCGGCTACGCCGTCCCCGGTGCGCTGGCAGCCTTGCCCGCGCCGACCCACGACCGCGTGTCCGCGATCCTGCTCATCGGCGAGGCCGTGGCGAAGGTGCCCGGCGTGAAACCGGGCATCGCGGCGGCGGCGACGCTGACCTGCATCCAGGAGAACACCGGCATCACCACCGAGGTGCTGCGCCGCGCGCTGCCGTCGGCCAACGAGCCGATCTGTGCGCTCAACGCCACCCAGCTCGGCAAGCTACTGAACCGCTCGGCCAAGGCCACGAACCAGTTGCTGGCGGCGGGCGGCTTCCAGTTCCGCAACGACCGCGACGAATGGGAACTGACCGCAGCCGGTGAAGCGTGGGCCGAGGCCATGCCGTACTCGCGCAACGGCCACAGCGGCTACCAGATTCTCTGGAATCCCGCCGTCGCCGATGAGTTGAAGGAGGTGGCGTGATGTCCCTCCCGATCATCTCCGCGCAGCAGCGCATGGCCGAGCGCAAGGGCGTGAAGCTCCTGATGCTCGGCAAATCCGGCATCGGCAAGACCACCCGGCTCAAAGACCTCGATCCGAAGACCACGCTGTTCCTCGACATCGAGGCGGGCGACCTGGCCGTGGCCGATTGGCCGGGCGACACCATCCGCCCGGCGTCGTGGCCGGAGTCACGCGACTTCTTCGTGTTCCTCGCCGGGCCGGACAAGTCGCTACCGCCGGAGTCGGCGTTCTCGCAGGCGCACTACGACCACGTCGTCGAGAAGTTCGGCGCTACGGCGCAGCTCGACCGCTACCAGACCTTCTTCCTCGACTCGATCACGCAGCTCTCGCGCCAATGCTTCGTGTGGTGCAAGACGCAACCGGGCGCGGTCAGCGACCGCTCCGGCAAGCCCGACCTGCGTGCCGCCTACGGCCTGCTCGGTCAGGAGATGGTCGGCGCGCTGACTCACCTCCAGCACGCGCGCGGCAAGAACGTCGTCTTCGTCGCCATCCTCGACGAACGTCTCGACGACTACAACCGCAAGGTGTTCGTGCCGCAGATCGAGGGCAGCAAGACCAGCCTCGAACTGCCCGGCATCGTCGACGAGGTCGTGACGCTGGCCGAGATCAAGGCCGAGGACGGCAGCGCCTACCGCGCCTTCGTCACCCACACCGTCAATCCCTACGGCTATCCGGCCAAAGACCGCAGCGGTCGTCTCGACCTGCTCGAACCACCCGATCTCGGCGCGCTGATCGCCAAGTGCGCGGGCACAGCCGTGCCCGCTCGCGCCGCCATTCCCCAATCCATCGAATCTCAAGAGTAATCGCCATGACCACGCAGAACTGGAACGACTTCAACGACGCCGAACAGCAGCAAGGCTTCGACCTCATCCCCAAGGGCTCCATCGTCCCGGTGCGCATGACCATCAAGCCCGGTGGCCATGACGATCCTGAACAGGGCTGGGGCGGCGGCTACGCCACCGAATCCTTCGAAACCGGATCGATCTACCTCGCCGCCGAGTTCGTCGTGACCGCTGGCGACCACGCCAAACGCAAGATGTGGTCGAACATCGGCCTCTACTCCAAGAAGGGCCCGACCTGGGGCCAGATGGGGCGCAGCTTCATCCGCGCCGCGCTCAACAGCGCGCGCAACGTCCACCCGCAGGACAACACGCCGCAGGCCACCGCCGCGCGCCGCATCCAGGGCTTCCACGAACTGGATGGCATCGAGTTCCTCGCCCGCGTCGACGTCGAGAAGGACGCCAAGGGTCTGGATCGCAACGTCGTCAAGCTCGCGGTCGAACCCGACCACCCCGACTACGCCAAGTACATGGGCGTGCCGCCCAAGGCCAAGACCAGCGGCGGCAGCTCGGGCGCACCGGCGCAGGCGACTCCGGCCTACGCCACGCCCGCGCCGCAGCGCGCGGTCACCGGCAAGCCCGCCTGGGCGCAGTGAGGGGGTGAATGAAATGCTGGGTCTGCAAACGACAGGCGCGCGGCTACGGCCATACGGATGGCCGGTTCAAGACCGCCGATCCGCGCCGCTACGTGCTCGACTGGGTGTTCTGCTCGCGCCGCTGCCAGGACGCCTTCCACATGCTCTACGGCAATTGGATGCGCGTGAAGGAAGGACGCATCGCCAAGTCGGAGGTCGCCATGATCGATCCGTCTGATGTCGAGCTGGGCGCAATGAAGAAGTGCCTCAAGGCCTTCGGCGAAGCGGCGGGTGAAATCGGCTTCGGCAAACCGCTGGGCGACTACGCCGAAGCCGAGGCGCTGCGCGTCATCGACGCCATCGTCACCTGCTACACGGAGGCGATGGTCGCGCACCACGAAGCGACCAAGTACCCGCCCGTGCGCGGCATGGCTCCGACGCCTGATCCCTTCGACCTGTCCGATCTGGAGGACAAGGAATTCTGGGAGGCGAAGCCATGATGGACTTCAATTCCACGGCCAGCCTCTCCGGCCAGATCACGGCGCTGATCGACGGCGGAATGCAGCAGGCCCGTGCGCGCCAGCCCGAACGCCAGTACCTCGGCGCATCGCGGCTCGGCGTGGCTTGCGAACGAGCCTTGCAGTTCGAGTTCGCCAAGGTTCCGGTCGATCACGGGCGCGACACGGAAGGCCGGATGCTGCGCATCTTCGAGCGCGGCCACGTCATGGAGGACTGCATGGTCGCGTGGCTGCGCGACGCGGGCTTCGACTTGCGCACGCGCAAGGCCGACGGCGAGCAGTTCGGCTTCTCGGTGGCCGACGGTCGTCTGCAAGGTCACGTCGATGGCGTGATCGTCGGCGGCCCCGAAGGCTTCGCCTATCCCGCGCTGTGGGAGAACAAATGCCTCGGCGCGAAGGCGTGGCGCGAACTGGAGAAAAGCGGCCTCGCCGTCGCCAAGCCGGTCTACGCGGTGCAGGTGGCGATCTACCAAGCCTACCTCGAACTGCACGAGCACCCGGCGATCTTCACCGCGCTCAACGCCGACACGATGGAGATCTACGTCGAGCGCGTGCCCTTCGATGCGGCGCTGGCGCAGCGTCATTCGGATCGCGCCGTGAAGGTCATCACCGCCACCGATGCCGGAGAACTGCTGCCGCGCGCCTTCAACGACGCCCACTTCGAATGCCGGATGTGCGCGTGGCAAGACCGCTGCTGGAGGCCGACATGAGCCAAGCACCCTTGAACGCCGTGCTCGGCGAACAACTGATCGACTCGCGCCAAGCCGCGCTGATGTTCAACCTGCCGACCTACTGGCTCTCGCAAGCCAAGGAACGCCAGCAGCGCCGCATCCCGCACTACCGCGTCGGCAAGCTGGTGCGCTTCAAACCCAACGAACTGGAGGCATGGATCGTCGCGCAGCAGGCATCCGGCAAGGAGGCTGTGGATGCTTGATTTCAACGACACGCAAACCCCTGTTCCCCGCGACCTCGATGCCGAGCGCGACGCGATCCGCGCCGAACTGCTCGCGCGGCTGGAGCCGGTACTGGCCGCGCTGTTCCCCGCAGGCAAGAAACGCGGCGGCAAGTTCCTCGTCGGCGACGTGCTCGGCAGTCCGGGTGACAGCCTGGAGATCGTGCTCGATGGCGACAAGGCAGGACTGTGGACGGATCGCGCCACAGGCGATGGCGGCGACATCTTCGCGCTGATCGCCGCGCATCTCGGCATCGATGCCCACGCAAATTTCCCTCGTGTGCTCGACGCCGCGACCGAACTGCTCGGGCGCGCGCCGTCGGCACCAGCGCGCAAGGGCAAGAAGGAGGCTCCCGTCGACGACCTCGGCCCGGCGACCGCGAAGTGGGACTACCTCGATGCTTCCGGCAAGCTGATCGCGGTCGTGTACCGCTACGACCCGCCCGGACGGAAGAAGGAATTCCGTCCGTGGGACGCCAAGCGGCGCAAGATGGCTCCGCCCGATCCGCGCCCGCTCTACAACCAGCCGGGCATGACCAGCGCAGCACAGATCGTGCTGGTCGAAGGCGAGAAGTGCGCGCAGGCGCTGATCGACGCGGGCGTCGTCGCCACCACCGCGATGCACGGTGCGAACGCGCCGGTCGAGAAAACCGACTGGTCGCCGCTGGCGGGCAAGGCCATCCTCATCTGGCCCGACCGCGACAAGCCGGGCTGGGAGTACGCGACGCAGGCGGCGCAAGCCATTCTGTCGGCGGGCGCGAAAACCTGCCACATCCTGTACCCGCCTGAGGAAGCGGCGGAAAGTTGGGACGCGGCGGATGCCGTGGCCGAGGATTTCGATGTCGCGGCCTTCCTCACCCACGGCCCGCGCCTCCAGATGCACGACATCGATGAGGACGCCGAGCCGGTCGTCAGCAGCGACGAATCGGTGTGGGGCACGGAAGACGCGCTGGGGCTGGCCTTCACCCGCCGCTACCACCGCGACTGGCGCTACGTCGCGGCGTGGGGACGCTGGCTGGTGTGGGACGGCCACCGCTGGCGCACCGAGGACACGTTGGCGGCCACCGACCTGATCCGCAGCGTCTGCCGCCACGCCGCCGTCCACGCGGACAACCCGAAGATCGCCGCCAAGCTCGCCAGCTCCGGCACGGTCGGCGGGGTCGAACGGCTGGCGCGCGCGGATCGCAGGCACGCGGCAACCACCGCCGAATGGGACGCCGATCCGTGGCTGCTCAACACGCCGGGCGGCGTGGTCGATCTCAAGACTGGCAGGCAGCGCGCGCACGACCGCGCCGACCGGATGACCAAGATCACCACGGCCACGCTGGGCGGTGACTGCCCGATCTGGCGGCAGTTCCTCGCCGAAGTCACGGGCGGCGACGCCGAGCTGCAAGCCTACCTGCAACGAATGACGGGCTACGCGCTGACCGGCTCGACGCAGGAGCACGCGCTGTTCTTCCTGTACGGCACGGGCGCGAACGGCAAGTCGGTGTTCGTCAACACGCTGGCCACGATCCTGGGCGACTACGCGGCCAACGCACCGATGGACACCTTCATGGAAACGCGCACTGACCGGCACCCGACCGACATGGCGGGCCTGCGCGGCGCGCGCTTCGTGGCCGCCATCGAGACCGAGCAAGGGCGGCGCTGGGCGGAGTCGAAGATCAAGAACCTCACGGGCGGCGACAAGATCTCCGCGCGCTTCATGCGGCAGGACTTCTTCGAGTTCTTCCCGCAGTTCAAGTTGTTCGTGGCGGGCAATCACAAGCCCGCCATTCGCAACATCGACGAGGCGATGAAGCGGCGGCTGCACCTGATCCCGTTCACGATCACCGTGCCGCCCGAACGCCGCGACAAGCTGCTCCAGCAAAAGCTTCTGGCCGAGCGCGACGGCATCTTGGCGTGGGCGGTTCAGGGCTGTCTCGACTGGCAGCGTCTGGGCAGGCTCGATCCGCCGCAGCAGGTGCTCGAAGCGACCGAGGAGTATTTCGAGGCCGAGGACGCGCTGGGCCGTTGGCTCGACGAACGCTGTGTGCGCGAGACCAACGCGAAGTCGCTGACCGCCGAGTTGTTCAACGACTGGAAGCTGTGGGCCGACTCCGCTGGCGAGTTCATCGGCTCGCAGCGCCGCTTCTCCGATCTGCTCATCACCCGTGGCGTCGAGAAGTGGCGCAACACGGCGGGCGTCCGTGGCTTCCGTGGCGTCGGCCTCAAGCACCCGCCCACGCCCGCTTACACCCCCTACGCCGAAGACTGACCGCCATGCCGACGCATCCGACTGACGCATTTGACGCACTACGTCGTAACTCTCCTACGCGCGTGCGCGTGCGCACGCCTCATGGGACTTTCGATGCGCTGCGTCCGGTGCGTCAGTCCGAACCGACACAAGGACTGCAACCATGACCACGACCATCCTCGCCCTCGACTTGGGCACCACCACCGGCTGGGCGCTGCGCGGCAGCGACGGTCACATCACCAGCGGCAGCGAGGGCTTCCGTCCGCAACGCTTCGAGGGCGGCGGCATGCGCTTCCTGCGCTTCAAGCGATGGCTCACGGAACTGAAGGCCGTGACCAGCGGCATCGACGCGCTGCACTTCGAGGAGGTGCGCCGCCACGTCTCGACCGATGCGGCGCACGCCTACGGCGGCTTCCTCGCCACGCTCACCGCGTGGTGCGAGCACCACCAGATCCCGTACCAGGGCGTTCCAGTCGGCACGATCAAGAGGCACGCCACCGGCAAGGGCAACGCGGGCAAGGACGAGGTGATCGCCTCCGTCACCGCGCGCGGCCATGCGCCATCCGACGACAACGAAGCCGACGCGCTGGCGCTGTTGCACTGGGCCATCGCGCAGCACGATCTCGAACAGGAGGCGTGAGATGAAGATTCCCACGCCCACCTATCGCTGCCCCTTGGGCCGGATGCAGCCCGAGACCACCGACCTCGAGGCGATGAAGCAACGCGGCTGGCACGACCAGCACATCCTCGTCGTCAACGCCGCCGACGAACGCCTCGACTTCATCGAGCGCGAGTTCGTGAAGCGCATCGGCGAACGCCTCTACGGACGGGGAGGAACACGTCATGGCTGACCGTCGTAGTGCTTGGACGATTGACGACGTGGCTGCACGCTTCGAGGAAGCTGCCAGCACTGGACGACGCCTGCCACCCGTGCGTGTGCAGGGCTACTTCAACACCTGGCCCATCATCGTGCGCAAGGAATGGGAAGCCTTCGCGGCGGACGAGAAGGTCTGCCGACCGTTTCCTCCGACACCGGACGCCATCGACCGGATGCTGGAGACGATGAAATGGGTGCAGTGGCTGGAGGTCGAGCAACGACATCTGGTGTGGATGCGCGCCAAGCGATACGGCTGGCGCGACATCACGATCCGCTTCGCCTGCGACCGTACGACGGCATGGCGGCGCTGGCAGCGTGCCTTGCAGATGGTCGCCGACCAGCTCAACGGCGTCGTCACGGCGTAGGGTTTTGGCGGGATTTGGAGCGGGTGGTGGGTAATGCGAGTGCAGCAGCGGCAGTCAGCGGTTTTTGAGCATGCAACAAAAACCGGCTTCCGAGGGTAGGATTCATTCCATGATGGGGAGCGGTGGCGGCAAGGCGACAGTCGCTCGAAAGCCCCACTCCCGAGGCAAAACGGGTCCTTCCTCCCGAAAATCCAATGCGGGGGGCGCGAGCGCGGCGCTTTTCTAGCGTCAGGGTGCGAACCGAGGTTCGCACGGTTCGCAGGTTCGCACCCCGTCCAGTTCGCACCCTTCACTCCAACCCGCCCACGGCAGCGTCCGTCGGCGGGTTTCGTTTTTCCGGAACCCGAACTCTTGAACCCTCTGAACGTCGAGTACCGCAAGGTCGAGACGCTGATCCCCTACGCCCGCAATCCGCGCACGCACAGCGAGGCGCAGATCGCCAAGATCGCGGCCAGCATCGTCGAGTACGGCTGGACGAGCCCGATCCTCGTCGATGGCGACAACGGCATCATCGCCGGCCACGGGCGTCTGGCCGCCGCGCGCAAGCTGGAGTTGGCGGACGTGCCGGTCATCGAACTGGCGCACCTGACCCCGGCGCAGAAGCGCGCCTACGTCATCGCCGACAACCGGCTGGCGCTGGACGCGGGCTGGGACGAGGAGATGCTGGCGCTGGAACTGGCCGAGCTGTCCGAGGTCGGATTCGATCTCTCGCTCACCGGTCTCGAGGCCACCGAACTGCAATCGCTGCTCGCGGACGAGGAAGCCTCGGACGCGGAGGATGACGCCGCACCGGACGATGCCGACGACGTGCCCGATGCTCCGGTCACGCCGGTGTCCCGTGCGGGCGACGTCTGGGTCATCGGTGCGCATCGCTTGATCTGCGGCGACGCCTCCGACGCCGACGTGGTCGCCGCGCTGATGGCGGGCGACACCGCCAAGCTCTGCTTCACCTCACCGCCCTACGGCAACCAGCGCGACTACACCTCCGGCGGCATCGCCGATTGGGATGGCCTGATGCGTGGCGTGTTCGCGCACCTGCCGGTGGCCGAGGACGGCCAGGTGCTGGTCAATCTCGGCCTGATCCACCGCGACAACGAGTTCGTCCCGTATTGGGAGGCGTGGCTGGGCTGGATGCGCACGCAGGGTTGGCGGCGCTTCGGCTGGTACGTCTGGGATCAGGGGCCGGGAATGCCCGGCGACTGGCAGGGCCGATTCGCGCCCAGCTTCGAGTTCGTGTTCCATTTCAACCGCGCCAGCCGCAAGCCGAACAAGATCGTGCCCTGCAAATTCGCCGGGCAGGAAACGCACCTGCGCGCCGACGGCTCGTCCACCGCGATGCGCGGCAAGGACGGCGATGTGGGCGGCTGGACGCACGCGGGTCAGCCGACGCAGGACATGCGCATTCCCGACTCGGTGATCCGGGTCATGCGCCACAAGGGAAAGATCGGCGAAGGCATCGACCATCCCGCCGTATTCCCGGTCGCGCTGCCGCAGTTCGTCATCGAGGCCTTCACCGCCGAGGGCGACGTGGTCTTTGAACCGTTCGGCGGCAGCGGCAGCACCATGCTGGCCGCGCAGCGCGCTGGGCGCGTCTGCCGCTCGGTCGAGATCGCGCCGGAGTATGTCGATGTCGCCATCCGGCGCTTCCGGCAGAACCATCCGGACGTCGCCATCACGCTGCTGGCCACGGGGCAATCCTTCGACGAGGTCGCTACCGACCGTGGAGTGGAGGTGGCGGCATGAAGTGGTTGGCCGACAAGATCGAGCAGTGGCCGACCGCCAAGCTCGTGCCCTACGCCCGCAACGCGCGCACGCATTCGGATGCACAGGTGGCGCAGATCGCGGCCAGCATCGCGGAGTTCGGCTTCACCAATCCCATCCTCGCGGGCAGCGACGGCGTGATCATCGCCGGTCACGGACGATTGGCAGCCGCGCAGAAACTCGGCCTCGACGTGGTGCCGGTGGTCGTGCTCGATCACTTGACGCCGACGCAGCGCCGCGCGCTCGTGATCGCGGACAACCGCATCGCCGAGAACGCCGGATGGGATGAGGAACTGCTGCGCGTCGAACTGGAAGGTTTGCAGGACGAAGGCTTCGATCTCGACCTGACGGGCTTCGACGCCGACGCGCTGGCCGAACTGCTGGCGGGCGACGAGCCGGTCAACGAGGGTCAGACCGACGAGGATGCGGTGCCGGAGGTCGGCGAAACGCCAGTGTCACGGCCCGGCGACGTCTGGCGACTCGGCCCGCACCGGCTGCTGTGCGGCGATGCGACCGTGGCCGCGAGCTACGAGGCGCTGCTTGGCGGCGAGGCCGTGGACATGGTGTTCACCGACCCGCCGTACAACGTGAACTACGCCAATAGCGCCAAGGACAAGCTGCGCGGCAAGGATCGCGCGATCCTCAACGACAACCTGGGCGATGGCTTCTATGACTTCCTATTGGCGGCGCTGACACCGACCGTAGCGAATTGCCGGGGAGGCATCTACGTGGCGATGTCGTCCAGCGAACTGGATGTGCTGCAGGCCGCGTTCCGCGCCGCCGGTGGCAAGTGGTCGACGTTCATCATCTGGGCCAAGAACACTTTCACGCTGGGTCGCGCCGACTACCAGCGCCAGTACGAGCCGATCCTCTACGGATGGCCGGAGGGCGCGCAACGCCACTGGTGCGGCGACCGCGACCAGGGCGACGTGTGGCAAATCAAGAAGCCGCAGAAAAATGACCTGCATCCGACGATGAAGCCGGTGGAACTGGTCGAGCGCGCGCTGCGCAATTCCAGCCGTCCGGGCAGCGTGGTGCTCGACCCCTTCGGCGGTTCCGGCACGACGCTGATCGCCGCCGAAAAATCCGGGCGCATCGCGCGCCTGATCGAACTCGATCCGAAGTACGCCGACGTGATCGTGCGGCGTTGGCAAGACTGGAGCGGCAAGCAGGCCACCCGCGAGGCGGATGGTCTGTCGTTCGGCGATCAGGCGGCGAGTTCCTCGTCGAGGATCGCGCAGTGAATCACGAAACCCGTGAGATAAGGCAGACCGCGCGGGATGCCGTAGTCCTTGCTGGTCTGGCGGCCAATCGTCCAGCCCATCCATTTCTGCGTGGCGGTGTCGATGGCGTCCTCGAGGGGCTTGCCGACGTAGAGGCCGTTGTGGACTTCGTCCGCGTAATGGCGTCCGTAGCGGCTGTCGAGAAAGGTGCGGACGTTGTCGAAACTCTCGCCCGTGGCGTCGGCGACGGCGGTCATCGCCATCGGCCACGCGGTGGCGGCGTGTTCGTTCATCGTGCCCCAGAAACCCCATGCTTCGTTGCGGGTGGCGGGGATGTTGGTGTTGTTCATTTCGTGCTCCATCGTTGGCGCGTGGCGATGCTTGTAGTAACGCGCTGTGCGAGCCGGAAGCCAAGCTATTTCCGGCCCCCCGGCTCGATCTTTTTTCAGGCCACGCGGTACACGCGCTCGCCGCCCTGCTCCTTGTCCGAGGTGATGGTCAAGCCGAGCTTCTTCTTGAACGCTCCGGCAAAGGTGCCGCGCACGGTGTGCGCCTGCCAGCCGGTGGCGGCGCAGATTTGATTGATGGTCGCGCCCTCCGGACGCTGAAGCATCCGGATGACCTCGGCCTGCTTGCTGTTCTCGCGGGTGCGCGGCGCGGGCTTGTCGCCCTTGGCCCACGTCGCCTCGGCGGCGGTGACGGCGGCATCCAGTTCGGGATCGACTTCAGGCAAGGCCTTCGCGGGCTTGCTACCGGGGCGCGGCATGCCCAGTGCGTCGTAGCCCTCGGCGGCGACGCGCCAGCCCTTGCGATCCTTGCCGTCGGGCGTGATCAGGGCGCGGTTGAACATGCCTTCCAGCACCTTCGTGCGCGCGCCGCCTTTGATGTTGTCGGGGAACCATTCGATCTTGCCGCCGCTGGTGTTGATGGCCTTGGCGAGGATGGCGTGCTGGGCCGGAGTGAGTTGGGTGGTGCTCATGGTCTGCTCCTGTGCAGTGGTTGATTGGGATCGTGATGAACGCGCTGTTCGCCGACGAAGCCAAGCTCTTTCTGCTTGCCAGGGAGCCACGGAAAAAATGATTGAAGAAGGTGCCAATGGGACTGTCGATTCGCGCTTATGCGCGCCACCGTGGCGTCTCCGACGCGGCGGTGCGCAAGGCCATCGCGGCAGGCCGTATCACGCCGGAGGTCGACGGAACCGTTGATCCGGAGCGCGCCGACGCGGAGTGGGCGCGCAACACCGAAGCGCCGCGCAGCGGCACGCGGGCCAAACCCGTGCGCGTGGCCGTCCCTCCCGAATCCGCGCCTGCGGCCGACGGCCAGGGGGCGCTGCCCACGGGCGGCGCGTCGCTACTTCAAGCACGCACGGTCAACGAGGTCGTCAAGGCACAAACGAACAAGGTGCGGCTGGCGCGCCTCAAGGGCGAACTGGTCGACCGCAACCAGGCCGTGGCCCACGTCTTCAAGCTGGCACGCGCGGAGCGCGATGCATGGCTCAACTGGCCCGCGCGCATCTCGGCGCAGATGGCCGCGCGGCTGGCAGTCGATCCGCACACGATGCACGTCGCGCTGGAGGCCGCCGTGCGCGAGCACTTGCAGGAGCTGGGCGATCTGCGCCCACGCGTGGACTGATGGACATGGACTACGAAGGCGCTGCCGAAATCGAACGTGCGTGGCGCGAAGGCTTGACGCCCGATCCGCTGCTCACCGTGTCGGAATGGTCGGATCGGCACCGGATGCTTTCCAGCAAGGCCTCCGCCGAACCGGGCCGCTGGCGCACGAACCGCACGCCGTACCTGAAGGCGATCATGGATTGTCTATCGCCGACCTCGCCGGTCGAGCGCGTGGTGTTCATGAAGGCTGCGCAGCTCGGCGCGACCGAGATGGGGTCGAACTGGATCGGCTACGTCATCCACCACGCGCCGGGGCCGATGATGGCTGTGTGGCCGACAGTGGAGATGGCCAAGCGCAACTCCAAACAGCGCATCGATCCCTTGATCGAGGAATCGGGCGTGCTGGCCGAGCTGATTGCTCCGGCGCGCTCGCGCGACTCGGGCAACACGATTCTGGCGAAGGAGTTTCGCGGCGGCGTGCTGGTGATGACGGGCGCGAACAGCGCCGTCGGCCTGCGCTCGATGCCGGTGCGCTACCTGTTCCTCGACGAGGTGGACGGATACCCGCTGGACGTCGAGGGCGAAGGTGATGCGATTTCGCTGGCGGAGGCGCGCACGCGCACCTTTGCGCGCCGCAAGATTTTCATCGTCTCCACGCCGACGATCTCCGGCGCGTCCGCCATTGAGCGCGAGTACGAAGCCAGCGATCAGCGTCGCTACTTCATGCCGTGTCCGCATTGCTCGCATCGGCAGTGGCTGCGCTTCGAGCAGCTGCGCTGGGACAAGGGCGTGCCGGAAACGGCGGCCTACGTCTGCGAATCCTGCGACACCGCGATTGCCGAGCACCACAAGACGTGGATGCTCGAACACGGCGAATGGCGCGCGATGGCCGAGGGCACGGGCAAGACGGCGGGTTTCCACCTGTCCTCGCTCTACAGCCCGGTCGGCTGGCGCGCGTGGCGCGACATCGCCGCCGCATGGGAAGCCGCCGTCAGCAAGGAATCCGGATCGGCGGCGGCGATCAAGACCTTCAAGAACACCGAACTCGGTGAAACCTGGGTCGAGGAAGGCGAAGCACCCGATTGGCAACGCCTCGTCGAGCGCCGCGAGGATTACCGCATCGGCAGCGTGCCGCTGGGCGGCCTGCTGCTGGTTGGCGGCGCAGACGTGCAGAAGGATCGCATCGAGGTATCGGTGTGGGCCTTCGGACGCGGCAAGGAAGCATGGCTGGTCGAGCACCGCGTGCTGATGGGCGACACCGCCCGCGACGCGGTGTGGAAGCAGTTGTCAGAACTGCTTGGCGAACAGTGGACGCACGCATCCGGCGCGGCGATGCCTTTGGCGCGCTTCTCACTGGACACCGGCTTTGCGACGCAGGAGGCCTACGCCTTCGTGCGTGCGTGCCGCGATGCGCGCTTGATGGCGGTCAAGGGCGCTGCGCGCGGCGCGGCACTGATCGGCACGCCGACGGCGGTCGATATGACGCGCGACGGCAAGAAGCTGCGCCGTGGCATCAAGGTGTTCACGGTCGCGGTCGGCATCGCCAAGCTGGAGTTCTACAACAACCTGCGCAAGGCGGCGAACGTCGGCGAGGACGGCGTCACCACGACGTATCCGGTCGGCTTCGTCCACTTGCCAAAGATCGACGCGGAGTTCATCCAGCAGCTCTGCGCCGAGCAGCTGATCACCCGCCGCGACCGCAACGGCTTCCCCGCGCGCGAATGGCAAAAGATGCGCGAGCGCAACGAGGCGCTCGACTGCTACGTGTACGCCCGCGCCGCTGCGGCGGCGGCAGGGCTGGATCGCTTCGAGGAGCGCCATTGGCGCGAACTGGAGCGGCAACTCGGCATGGAGCGTCCACCGGACGATCCGCCGCCGCTCGAACCGATGCAACCCGACGAGGCCACCCACAGCGGTGGCCTTTCTGTTTCTGGCGCACGCAACGGCAGCCGGCGTGTGATCAAGAGCCGCTGGCTGACCCGATGAGAGAAGACCTTTGGCCTACACCACCACCCAACTCGATGCGCTCAAGCGCGCGCTGGCCACTGGCGAGCGCCGCGTGAGCTTCGGCGACAAGACCGTTGAGTACCGCTCAGTCGATGAGCTGCAGATCGCCATTCGCACCGTCGAAGCGGAACTTGCGCGCAGCGTCGGCGTGCTACCCAAGCGCCAGATCCGCGTCACCACGGGCAAGGGATTCTGAGATGGCGTGGTTCTCCCAAACCGTGCGCCGCCTGTTCGGCCAGTCGCCGATCCACGAGGCGGCAGGACGTGGCCGCCGGTCGCTCGCGTGGATGCCGGGAAACCCCGGCGCGGTCGCCGCGATGCTGGCGACCAGCAACGACCTGCGCATCAAGAGCCGCGACCTCGTGCGCCGCAATGCGTGGGCGCAGGCCGCGCTCGACGCCTTCGTCGCCAACGCCGTCGGCACCGGCATCAAGCCGCAGAGCCTGTCGGACGACGAGCATTTCAAGGCCGACGTGCAGGCGCTGTGGCGCGACTGGACGGAAGAGGCTGACGCAGCGGGCCAGACCGATTTCTATGGCCTGCAAGCCTTGGCCTGCCGCTCGATGCTCGAAGGCGGCGAATGCTTGATCCGGCTGCGCCCGCGCCGACCGGAAGATGGACTGGCCGTTCCCCTGCAGCTTCAGTTGCTGGAGTCGGAGCACCTGCCGATCCATCTCAACACCGACCTGCCATCGGGGAACGTGGTGCGCTCGGGCATCGAGTTCGATGCGCTGGGCCGCCGCGTGGCCTACCACCTGTACCGCTCGCATCCGGAAGATGGTCGGCTCGCACCGATGTCCGGCCAGGGCGGCATGGACACCGTGCGCATCGACGCGCGCGAAGTCATCCATCTCTACCGCGTGCTGCGCCCCGGCCAGATTCGCGGCGAGCCGTGGCTGTCGCGCGCGCTCGTCAAGCTCAACGAACTCGACCAGTACGACGACGCCGAACTGGTTCGCAAGAAGACCGCCGCGATGTTCGCGGGCTTCGTCACGCGCCAGAACCCCGAAGACAACCTGATGGGCGAAGGCGCGGCCAACGGCGACGGCATCGCGCTGGCCGGGCTGGAGCCGGGCACCTTGCAGATTCTGGAGCCGGGCGAGGACATCAAGTTCTCCGATCCGGCGGACGTGGGCGGCTCGTATTCCGAGTTCCTGCGCACGCAGTTCCGCGCGGTCGCCGCCGCCATCGGCATCACTTACGAACAACTGACCGGCGACCTGACGGGCGTGAACTACTCGTCCATCCGCGCCGGGTTGCTGGAGTTCCGTCGCCGCTGCGAGATGGTGCAGCACTCGGTGCTGGTGCATCAGATGTGCCGCCCGGTGTGGGCGGCGTGGATGAAGCAGGCGGTGCTCGCGGGCGCGCTCGATGCGCCGGGCTTCGCACGCGGCGGCCCGACGCGCCGTCGCCAGTACCTCGCCGTGAAGTGGATTCCGCAGGGCTGGCAGTGGGTCGATCCGGAGAAGGAATACAAGGCCATGCTGCTGGCGATCCGCGCGGGCCTGATGTCGCGCTCGGAAGCCATCTCGGCCAACGGCTACGACGCCGAGGACATCGACCGCGAGATCGCCGCCGACAACCAGCGCGCCGACGGCCTCGGCCTGATCTTCGACTCCGACCCTCGGTACACGTCGAAGGACGGTGGCAGCGCGCAACCCAGTCGCAGCGCCATCACACCCGACGCCACCGGCGGCGACTCCGTCGCCTGACCGCTTTCCTCGAAGGATTTCCATGACCGTGCTGCCACATCTGGCGGCGCGCCTATTTGGCGTGCCGCTGGCGATTCATCGTCCAAAACTCGACGTCATCCTCTCCGTGCTCGGCGCACGCATCGGCCTCGCCGATCTCGCCGCACCCTTGGGCTACACGCCCGCGACGCGCGCGCCGACGCCCGCCAACGGCAAGGTCGCCGTCATCCCGATCCACGGCACGCTGGTGCGGCGCACCTCCGGCCTCGAAGCCGAGTCCGGTCTCGCCAGCTACACCGCCATCGCCGCGCAACTGGACGCCGCGCTGGCGAGTCCCGAGGTCGCCGCGATCCTGCTGGATGTCGATTCGCCCGGCGGCGAATCCGGTGGCGTCTTCGACCTGGCCGACCGCATCCGCGCAGCGGCGCAGATCAAGCCTGTCTGGGCTGTGGCCAACGACATGGCGTTTTCCGCGGCTTACGCCCTGGCGTCCGCTGCCGCCCGCGTATTCGTCGCGCGCACCGGCGGCGTCGGCTCGATTGGCGTGATCGCCATGCACGTCGATCAGTCGGTGAAGGACGCCAACGACGGCGTTCGCTACACCGCCGTGTTCGCGGGCGAGCGCAAGAACGACCTCAACCCGCACGAGCCGATCTCCGACGCCGCGCACGCGGTGCTCCAAGCCGAGGTGGATCGCGTCTACGACATCTTTGTCGAGACGGTCGCGCGCCATCGCGGCCTCGATGCCGACGCTGTGCGCGCCACCGAAGCGGGCCTGTTCTTTGGCCCGGATGCCGTCGCCACAGGCCTCGCCGATGCCGTCGGCGGCTTCGACGACGCGCTCGCGCAGCTCACGCAATCGCTTTCCCCACTCCCGACTCAGGTGGCCCCGGCCAGCCAAGCGGGCCTTCTTCGCAACCACCCGATGGAGTCTTCCATGAATGATCGAACCGACACCGCTGTGCTCGATCGGCCTCTCGCCGATCCCGCTGGCAGTCCTCCCCAACCGACCGCCGCCACCAGCGCGATGAGCGTGGCCGACGCCGTCGAGATCGCGCAGATCTGCACGCTCGCCGGCCGCACCCACCAGATCTCGGGCTTTCTCGAAGCGGGCGCATCGCCCGCTGCCGTGCGCAGCCAGTTGCTGGCTGCACTGGCCGGTGAAGGCCCGGAAATCACCAGCCATATCGCACCCGACGCCGCGCGTCCTCCGGCCAGCAACCCGCTGATCGATGCCGCCAAGCGGATCGCGGCGCAGTCCTCCACCTTCAAGAAGGAAATCTGAAATGTCCGCCGTTCTCACCGAACCGCTGAACCTGGGCGATCTGCTCAAGTACGAAGCGCCCAATCTCTACTCGCGCGACCGCGTCACGGTCGCCTCCGGCCAGAACCTGCCGCTGGGCACGGTGGTCGGCATCGTCACCGCCACCGGCAAGGTCACGCGGATCGACCCGTCCGCCACCGACGGCACGCAGGTCGCCGCAGGCGTGCTGCTGCAGGCCTGCGACGCGACGCTGGCCGACCGCGATGACGGTTTGATCGTCGCGCGTCACGCCGTCGTCTCCGACCACGCGCTCGCGTGGCCCGAGGCCATCACCAATGCCGAGAAACTCACCGCCGTGGCGCAGCTCAAGGCGCTGGGCGTGCTCGTCCGCCAAGGAGCCTGACCATGAACAACCCCTTCAGCAATCCCGCCTTCTCGATGGCCGCATTGACCGCCGCCATCAACCTCTTGCCCAACCGCTACGGACGTCTGGAAGAACTGAATCTGATGCCCGCGAAGCCGGTGCGTCAGCGCCAGATCGTCGTCGAGGAAATGAACGGCGTGCTCAACCTGCTGCCCACGCTGCCTCCGGGCTCACCCGGCACCGTCGGCGTGCGCGGCAAGCGCAAGCTGCGCTCCTTCGTGGTGCCGCACATCCCGCACGACGACGTGGTGCTGCCCGAGGAAGTGCAAGGCATCCGCGCCTTCGGTTCGGAAACCGAAACCGAGACGGTCGCAGGCGTTGTCGCGCGCCATCTGGAGACGATGCGCAACAAGCACGCGATCACGCTGGAACACCTGCGTGTCGGCGCGCTCAAGGGCGTGATCCTCGACGCCGACGGCTCGGTGCTCTACGACCTGTTCGACGCCTTCGAGATCGCGCAGCAGACGGTGGCCTTCGAACTCGGCACCTCGACCACCAACGTCAAGGCCAAATGCAGCACGGTGCTGGCAACCATCGAGGAAAACCTCAAAGGCGAGTTCATGAACGGCGTGCACTGCCTGTGCTCGGCGGAGTTCTTCGCCGCGCTGACCGGCCACGCCAAGGTCGAGAAGGCTTTCGAACACTGGCAGAACGGCGCGATCCTCATCAACGACATCCGTCGCGGCTTCAGCTACGGCGGCATCACCTTCGAGGAATACCGGGGCCAGGCCACCGATGCCAACGGCACCGCGCGCCGTTTCATCGCCGCCGGCGAAGCGCATGCCTTTCCGCTGGGCACCATCGACACCTTCGGCACCTATTTCGCACCGGCGGACTTCAACGAGACCGTCAACACGGTCGGCCAGCCGCTGTACGCCAAGCAGGAGCCGCGCAAGTTCGACCGAGGCACCGATCTGCACACGCAGTCCAACCCGCTGCCGATGTGCCATCGCCCCGGCGTGCTGGTCAAGCTGACGGTGGCGTGATGGGCCTCGTCGAACAGGTCTACGAAGCTGCCGCGAACGCGGGCCTGCTGCAGGAATGCGTTTGGCATCCCTCGGACGGCTCCGCGCCGCAGACGGCAACGGTCGGCTTCGCCGCGCCGGACGAAACCCTGCTCGATGGCCTGACCTCGAGCACCGAGTACGTGATCTCGTATCCCGGCTCGGTGTTCGGGGCGCTGGCCGTGCGCGACACGGTCGAGATCGGCGGCGCGCTGTTTCAGGTGCGCAACATCCGGGCCGTAGGCGACGGCTCGGAACTGCGCGCCAAGCTCACCAAGCTCTGATCCGATGTCCGGCAACTCGATCCGCGAGCGGATTCTGCTCGCGGTGCTCGACGCCGTTCGCGCGCCAGTGGAAACGCTCGGGGCCACGCTGCACCGCTCGCCCACGGTGGCCATCAGCCGCGAGCAGTGCCCGGCGCTGGTGGTGTTCCCCGAATCGGAATCCATCACCGAGCGCGCCAACGACCGGGTCACGCGCGAACTGACCGTCCGCCTCGTCGCGCTGGCCCGTGCTGTTCCGCCCGCCGTCCCCGACACCGAAGCCGACCGCTTGCTCACCGCCGCCCACGCCGCATTGCTGGCGGACGGGAATCTCGGCGGCTTGGCGCTCGGCATCCGCGAGCTGGACTGCGAATGGGAGGTCGAGGACGCCGACGCCGTGGCCGCCGCGCTTCCGGCGCGCTACCGCATCACGTACCGGACGCTGGCCCACGACCTTTCAACCTCTGGATGACGCCCATGACCCGACTTGTCTTGAAACGCCCCCACACGCACGCGGGCACGCCGCACGCACGCGGCGACCGGATCGAGGTCGACGCGAGCACTGCCGACTGGCTGCTCGCACATGACATCGCCGCGCCGGAACCCACCGCCCCGAAAGCGGACACCGAACCCAAACCCACCCTTCGCAAGGAACCCAAAGCATGAGCACCTACGCCAGTTTTCAAGGCCGTGTCTTTCTCGGCAAGCGCGATGACGCCGGTCTGCCCATCGAAGTCCGTTCGCCCGGCAACGTCGCCGAGTTGAAGCTCTCCCTCAAGACCGATGTGCTGGAGCACTACGAGAGCCAGACCGGCCAGCGTTCGCTCGACCATCGCATGGTCAAGCAGAAGTCCGCCACGGTGAACCTCACCATCGAGGAGTTCACCAAGGAGAACCTCGCCCTCGCGCTCTACGGCAACCACGTCGTCGGCACGCCGGGCACGGTCACCGCCGAACCGGTGGGCGGTGCCGCGCCGGTTCCCGGCGACCGCTACTTCCTCGCGCACCCCAAGGTGTCGTCGCTGGTCGTCGTCGATTCGGCGGGTACGCCCGCGACGCTGACCTTGGGCACGCACTACACCGCCGACACCGACTTCGGTGCCGTCCAGTTTCTGGACGCCACCGGCTTCACCGCACCGTTCAAGGCGAGCTACGCCTACGGCGTCGCCACCGAGATCGGCATCTTCACGCAGGCGCTGCCCGAGCGTTACCTGCGGTTGGAAGGCATCAACACCGCGCAGGGAAACGCCAAGGTGCTGGTCGAGCTGTACCGCGTGGCCTTCGATCCCTTGAAGGAAATCTCCTTCATCTCGGACGAGTACAACAAGTTCGAGCTGGAAGGATCGCTGCTGGCCGACACCACCAAGCCCTACGACGCGGTGCTCGGCCAGTTCGGCCGCATCGTGCAGTTGTGATCGGAGTGAGCCATGAGTGATCTGGACACGCTGATTCCGCAGACCGTGGAACTCGTCATCGACGGCGAGCCGCTGGCCATCAAACCGCTGAAGGTCGGTCAGATGCCCGGCTTCCTGCGGGCGATCTCGCCGGTGATGCAGCAGCTCACGCGCAACGAGATCGACTGGCTCGCGCTGTTCGGCGAGCGCGGCGACGACCTCTTGTCGGCCATCGCCATCGCCGTCGGCAAATCGCGTGCGTGGGTCGACGAACTCGCCGCCGACGAGGCGATCCTGCTGGCGGCCAAGGTCATCGAGGTGAACGCCGATTTTTTTACCCGGACGGTGATCCCCAAGCTCAACGGCCTGTTCGATCCGGTGAAGCCGTCGCCGCGCGCGACGGTGGCGGCTGGTTCGACGCCGTCCAGCACCTGATCGAGCACGGCCACCGCCTGACCGACATCCTCGACTACACGCTGGCGCAGGTGCGCGGCTTCATGGCCGCCACCGCCCGCACCGACGCCACGCGCGATGCGCGGCTGTTGTCAGTGATCGCCATCGGCACGCGCGGCGACGCGCGCCACCTCGACCAGACCCTCGACCGGCTCACCGACCGTGCGCATCTCGATCCGCATCGATAGTTCCGCCGCGCAGGCGCAACTGCGCCGCTGGGGTGGCGAGTTCCGCGACAAGGCCAAGAAGGCGGTCGCACGCGCCATCGCCAGCGAGGCGACCGAGATCAAGGACGAGGTGCGCCGCCACGTCGCGGGCCAGATGGCGGTGGTGAAGAAATCCTTCCTGAAGGGCTTCACCGCCAAGGTGCTGGACAAAGACCCGGCCCGCCTGCCCGCGCTCTACGTGGGCTCGCGCATTCCGTGGTCGGGGATGCACGAACGCGGCGGCCTGATCGCGGGGCGGATGCTGATCCCGCTGCACGGACGGGTCGGCCGCAAACGTTTCAAGGCGAAAATCGCCCAGCTGATGCGCGGCGGCAATGCCTACTTCATCAAGAACGCGAAGGGAAACATCGTCCTGATGGCCGAGAACATCAAGGAGCACGACCGGCCATTGGCGGGCTTCAAGCGCCGTTACCGCAAGGCCGAGGGCATCCAGCGTCTGAAGCGCGGCGCGGACATTCCGATTGCCGTGCTGGTGCCCAAGGTCGTACTGCGCAAGCGCCTCGACGTCGAGCGTCTGGTCGCAGGCCGCATCCCGCGTCTGGCGGCGGCGGTCGAGACGCAAATTCGAAAGGTGGACTGACAGCATGGCGAACCGCATTTCCGTGCTCGTCGCGCTCGACGGAGCCGACGAGGGGCTCAAGCGCGCCGTCGCCTCCGCCGAGCGCAGCTTGGGCGAACTGTCGGCCACCGCCAAGACCGCTGGCGAGAAAGCCGCCGCCGGGATGGCGCAGGTCAAGGCCGGGATGTCGGCCTTCGGCGATCAGATCTCGACGGCCAAGACGCAACTCCTCGCCTTCCTGACCATCAGTTGGGCGGCGGGCAAGGTGCAGGAGATCGTGCAGGTCGCCGACGCGTGGAACATGATGACCGCGCGCCTGAAGCTCGCCACGGCGGGCCAGCGCGAGTTCACCACCGCGCAGACCGCGTTGTTCGACATCGCCCAGCGCATCGGCGTGCCGATCCAGGAAACGGCGACTCTCTACGGCAAGTTGCAGCAAGCCGTGCGGATGCTGGGCGGCGAACAGAAAGACGCGCTCACCATCACCGAGAGCATCTCGCAGGCGCTGCGCCTGTCGGGCGCGTCCGCCACCGAAGCGCAGTCCGCGCTGCTGCAATTCGGGCAGGCGCTCGCCTCCGGCGTGCTGCGCGGCGAGGAATTCAACTCGGTCGTCGAGAACAGTCCGCGTCTGGCCAAGGCTCTGGCCGATGGCTTGAACGTGCCCATCGGTCGCCTGCGCAAGATGGCCGAGGAAGGACGCCTCACTGCCGACGTGGTGGTCAACGCGCTGCTCTCGCAGAAGGATAAGCTGGCCGCCGAATACGCGCAATTGCCGCAGACCGTCAGCCAGGCCTTCGAGCGCCTGAAGAATGCCTTCGGCCAGTGGATCAGCCGGGTCGACGAATCCACCGGCTTCACCAAGAAGCTCGCCGAGGCCATGACGTGGCTGGCGCAGAACCTCGATATGGTGATGCAGTGGCTCAAGCGCATCGCCGAGGTCGGGCTGGCCGTCCTGATCTACCGTCTGATCCCTGCGCTGATCACCGCGTGGCAGACCGCTGGTGCCGCCGCCGTCACCGCCGCCACGGCGACCTCGGCCGCATGGGTGGCCGCCAATCAATCCGTGTCGACGGCAGTGGCCAGCGTGGGCCTGCTCAAGGCCGCGTTCGGCGTGCTCGGTGCCTTCCTCATCGGCTGGGAGATCGGGACGTGGCTGTCGGAGAAGTTCGAGTTCGTCCGCAAGGCGGGCATCTTCATGGTGGAGGTGCTGGTCAAGGCGGTCGAGCAGTTGCGCTTCCATTGGGAAGTCTTCGCCGCGATCTTCACCTCCGACACCATCGATGCGGCGACGCAGCGCCACGCGGCGCGGCTCGCCGAGATGAACCGCATCTTCGCCGAGATGTACGCCGACGCGGGCAAAGGCGCGGACGCCGCCAAGGGCGCGATGAACACCGCCGCCACCGCCGCCGAGGAGATCGCCAAGCGGCTGGAAGCCGTTCGCCAGGGCACGCAGGAAGCGGTCGGGCGCGGCGTCGAGGCGGTTCACGCCGCCCTGGAGAAGCTGAAATCCCGCCTCGGCGAGGTCGAGCAAGCCATCGGCAAAGCGAACCAGACGGTCAACGACGCGACGGCGAAGATGGCCGAGGCCTACAAGGGCCTTTCGTCCATCGTCGAGGCGAACCTGCAACGCCAGATCGAGGCCGTGAAGGCGCGCTACCAGCAGGAACAGACCGAACTGGAGAATTCCAAACGGTCGCAGGCGGCGCTGATCGCGCAATCCACGCAGTTGCTGACCGACGCGCTGACGCAGCAGACCACGCTGCGCAAGCAGGCGACGGCGGATGCGCTCAAGCTCATCGACGACGAATCCCGGGCGCGGATCGAAGCGGCGCGCCGTGACGGCCAGAACGAGGCCGAGCGCGCGGCCAACGTGCAGCGGGTCGAGAACGACATCCTCGCCACCAAGCGGCAGACGCTGTCGCAGGCGCTGGCCGAATACCGCCAGCACATCGACGCGCTCAACGCCGAGGCCAACCGGCATCTGGCCGAAGTCCGTCGCATCGAGGAGGAAAAGCGCCAACTGTCGATGACGACGGAAGAGCGCGTCCGCGACATCCGTCGCCAGGGCATGACGGAGTTCGAGGCGACCGAAGACCGCAAGCGGCAGATCGTCGAGTATCAGGAGAAGGCGCGCGAGGCGCTGGCCAACGGCGAGTTCGAGCAGGCCCGGCAGTTGGCGCAGAAAGCGATGGATCTGGCCGCGCAGGTCGCCACCACGCAGACCAACGAAGCCAAGCGCGGCGAAGAAGCGCGCAAGCAGTCCGAACAGTCGGCCTCGCAGGTCGCCCAACTCGAGGCGCAGGCGCGCGAGGCCTACGGCAGGCAGGAATACGCGCAGGCCGAGGCGCTGATGCAGCAGGCCCACCAGCTACGCGCGGAACTGGCGCAGAAGGCCAAGGCCGCCGACGCGCAGATCGCCGAAGGCAAGGACGGCGTCAATCAGGCCATCCAGCGCATCCGCGCCTCGGAGGAAATCCTGAACCAGACGCTGGACGCCGAAGCCAAGGCGCACCAAAACGCCGCGCAGGCTGCGCTGTCGGCACGTGAACAGATCAAGAACACGCTGGCGCAGACCGAATCGCAGATCGACCAGATCACGGCCAAGCTCAAGGACGGCCTCAAGGTCACCATCGACGCCGACACCACGCGCCTGGACAAGGCGCTGGCCGATCTCGACAAGGCACTCGCCGAGAAGGAGGTGCTGATCAAGATTCAGGCCGACCTGCAGGAGGCCGAGAAAAAGCTGCAGCAGTACGAGCAGCTGCTCAAGGAAGGTAAGACGCTGCCAGTCGACGCCGACGTGTCCAAGGCCAAGGACGCGCTGGCCGCGCTCAAGACCTACGCCGACCAGCACTCGCAACTGGAGTTGAAGGTCACGACCGAGAAAGCGCAGGCCGCGATCACCAACGTCGACGGAATGATCAAGGCGCTGGATCGCATCCAGACCGAGTCGCGCCATCAGATCAGCACCAACGCCGAAGCCGCGCGCGCCGAGGTCATGAGCCTCAACGGGGCCAATACCTCGAGCACGCACACCATCTACGTGCAGAAGGTGGAGGTCAATGCCACCGGCGGATTGGTCGGCGGTGGCGTGCGGCGCTTCGCCGACGGTGGCGCGGTGTCGCCCGCCTTCCCACGGATGGGCGGCGGCACCGTGCCCGGCTCCGGACATCACGACTCGGTGCCGCGCACGCTGGATGCGGGTGCCTTCGTCATCCGCAAGGCGGCGGTGCGCAAGTACGGCGGCGGCACGCTCGCGCGGCTGGCCAACGGGGTCGCGCGGTTCGCGTCGGGCGGCTCGGTGCTCGCGGGCAACGGCCCGTCCAAGGGCGACGCGCCCGATCCGGATCGCAAGCCGACCGTGCCGAAGCAGAACCGCGAAGCCTTCGAGGCGATGAAGATGATCGAACTCGGCCTCAAGGGCATGGACGAGTACTGCGGCTGGCTGCAATGGAACTACGGCGCGGCGATCAGCCCGGACATGCGCTGGAACACGATGCGCAACTACAACCAGCAGGCGGCAGCGGATCGCAAGCGGCTGGAAGCGTTCATCGACCGCAAGACGCTCACCGCCAACGAACAGCAGACGCTGCAGAACATCAAGCAGACCTGGCGCTCGGCGATGGCGCAGCCGCTGCTCTGGGGCAAAGACCTCGAACGCGACCTGATCGACTACATGGAGCAGCACCAGGGCGAGTTCTTCCGGCGCGGCGGCCTGTCGAAGTCCGACACCGTCCCGGCGATGCTCACTCCCGGCGAGTACGTCGTGAACAAGGCCGCCGTCGCGCGCTATGGCGCGGGCTTCTTCGAGGCGATCAACAACCTGTCCGCCCCGGCGCAGGCACTGGCCGGGCGGGCGCTCGCGGGCGTGCAGGGATTCGCCACCGGCGGCCTCGTGCAGCCCATCGGTTCGCGCGTGACCCGCCCGGTGGTCGCGGCGGACGGCGCGCCGACCCGGACGGTGCGCGTGGAACTGGCCTCGGGCGAGCGCAAGGTCAACGCCACCGTCGACGCGCGCGACGAATCGCGTCTGCTGCAACTGCTGGACGCGGCGCGCGCCCGCACCGCCTGAGCCTTCCCCCATGCAACTGAAGAACCTCGCCGACCAGGTGGCCTTGCTGCTGCCCGACGATTTGTTGTGGAGCGACGAGCACGGTTGGACGCCCGCCGTGGCCTCCACGTCCTACCTGATCACCGGCGCGCTGTTGATCCAGTCCGCCACGCGGCAAGCCGGGCGTCCGATCACCTTGGTCGGCGCGGTCGACATGGCGTGGGTCACGCGCGTGACCGTCGAGCAACTGCGCGCATGGGCGGCGGTGCCGGTGGGCAGTGCGACCGGGCGCTTCGCGCTCACGTTCGTCGACGGCCGCGCCTTCACCGTGGCGTTTCGCCATTCGGAGACCGCCATCGAGGCCGAGCCGGTACTGGGTTTCCCAGCACGCGCCGACACCGATTTCTACCGCCTGACCCTGCGATTCCTGGAGCTTTGAAATGCCGATCCAATCCGGCGACGTGAAGTTGCTGAAGTCCGCCGTGATGGCGGACGTGCCCGAAGGCGGCGGCGCGCCCACCGGCATCACGATTCCCGACGGCGTCTCCAACGCCATCTTTCCTGACATCTCGGAACTGGATCGCGCGGGCGGCCGCGTCAACCTGCGCAAGAGCTTCGTCTCGGTGCAGACCGACGACACCGACACCTACTTCGGCGCGAATGTGATCGTGGCCGAGCCGCCGGTCGATCCGCGCGTCAGCGTCACCCTGTTCTCGACCGAGAAGACCTTCGACACCCGCGAGGAAGCGCAACTGCGCATCGAGGCCTACCTCAACAAGGGCGCGGAATGGGCGGGCTACCTGTTCGAGAACCACATCGCGGGCCAGCGCGTGATCCAGCTGTTCCAGCGCGTCACCGATGCCATTCCCAACGTCGGCCAGACGCTGGTCTTGATCGAGAACGAGGGGCTGACGACGCAGAAGGAGCAGTACATCCGCGCGACGTCCGTGTCGGTGGTCGAGCGCACCTTCACCTACAACACCGATCAGGATTACAAGGCCAACGTCGTCACCGTCGACATCAGCGACGCGCTGCGCTACGACTTCACCGGTTCCCCCGCGAGCCGTTCGTTCACCCGCGCCGCCAACGCCACCAAGACGCGCGACACCGTGGTGGCCGACGCCGGAACCTACGTCGGCGTGGTGCCGTTGACCCACGCCGCTGCGGTCGGCGACTTCACGATTCGGGGCGCGTCGGTCTACACGCAGCTGGTGCCGAGCGCGCAGACCGAAACGCCGATTGCGTTCGTGCCGCCCTACGCGGCCGCAGGCTTGCCGGTGCCCGGAGCCGTGCCCGTGAGCTACACGGCGTACCACGCGTGGACGACGACCCTCAACTTCAACCTGCCCGGTGGCTGCCTGCCCGGCTCGCTGACGATGTCAACCGACGGCATCACGATCTTCGACGACGCGGGCCTGCTCAAGACCGCCAGCGGCACCCTCGGCACCATCGACTACGCCAACGGCATCCTGACGCTCAACGCGGGCACGATGTCGAACGCGAAGGCGATCACCTACACGCCCGCCGCGCAGATTCTGCGCGCGCCGCAGAGCACGGAAATCCCGGTCACGCCGGAATCGCGTAGCCAGTCCTACGTCGGCACGGTCAATCCGGTGCCGCAACCGGGCACGCTCTCGATCAGCTACATGGCGCAGGGGCGCTGGTACGTGCTCGCCGATGGCGGCAACGGTTCGCTGAAAGGCCTCGACGCCAGCTACGGCGCGGGCACCGTCAACCGGAACACCGGCGCGTTCGTGGTGACGCTGGGTGCGCTGCCCGACGTGGGCAGTTCGCTCGTCTTCACCTGGAACGTCCCGACGCAGGAAACGCAGCAGCCCTCGGCCACGCTGAAAGCCTCGACGAGCCTCGCACTCAATCCGCCCGCCGGGACAGCGGTGCAACCGGGTTCGCTCACCGTGGCGTGGGAGTTCAACGGCACCAAGACCGCCACGGCGGGATTATCCGGCGCGCTGTCGGGCGCGGCCACGGGCAGCCTCAGCGTCGCCCAGCATCGCCTCGACTTCGCGCCGAACGTGCTGCCTGCGGTCGGCACGCTGCTCAGCGTGAGCTATGTCGCAGGCCCGAAGCAGGAGGATTCGTTCACGCACCCGTCGCGCAACGGTTCGGGACTGCTGCCGGTCACCGCGACGCTCGGGGCCATCGAACCCGGTTCGCTGGAGGTCGAGTGGAACACGCTGACCGACACGGCGGTGCTGGGCGCGTACACCACCGCGCAATTGCAGGAAATGGGCGTGCCCTTCATGTGGCGCGACCCCACGCAGATTGCCCGGGACGACGGCAACGGCACGGTGGTGCTCAACGGCGCGGGCATCGGTACGGTCGATTACGCCACCGGCGCGGTCGTCTTCAATCCCGACGTGACGGTGCGCATTCCGCGCCCGAACTACACCGCGAGCGCCATCGGCGGCGGCACGGGCCGCTGGCGATTGAACTACAGCGGCCTGTCATACGTCGCCGCGCCGTCGCTGTATCCCAACGACGACTCCGGCTACGTGAAGTTGCGCTACAACAGCGCGGGCTCGACCAGCAATCAGACCGAAACCTTTCCGTTCCAACCGAGCTTCAAGCTGGTGCCCGGCGTCAACGCGCAGGTGGTCACCGGCACGCTGCTGTTGACGATCAGCGGCGCGCAGCCCTGGGGCGACAACGGCCAGGGCACCCTGCGCGAGTTCACGACCAGTGGCTGGGTGTCGCGCGGCACGATCAACTATCTGTCCGGCGAGGTGACGCTCACCTCGTGGACGGTGGGCGCGAACAACACGATCACACGCGCCAGTTGCGTCACCACGGTCGGCGAGAATATCTCCAGCGAATACGTGTTCCGCACCGGTGCCGCGCCGCTGCGCCCGGGCTCGCTGTCGATCCAGTTCGCGCGCGCCGTCGGCGGCACGCAGAACGTGACCGCTGGGATCGACGGCAGCATCGCGGCGACCGGCATCAGTGGCAGCGTCGACTACGACAGCGGTCTGGTGCGCGTGCGCTTCGGCACCAAGGTGACCGCCGCTGGCAACGAGGGCGAGCCGTGGTACGCCGCCGACGCGGTGGGCACCGATGGCAAGATCTTCCGACCCGAGCCGGTGGCCGCGTCGAGCGTGCGCTACAGCGCGGTGGCCTACAGCTACTTGCCGCTCGACGCCGATCTTCTTGGCATCGACCCGGTGCGCCTGCCCAGTGACGGACGTGTGCCGATCTTCCGCCCGGGTGGTTTCGCCGTGGTCGGCCACACCGGCAAGATCACCACCTCGGTCGTCAACGGCCAGACCATCGATTGCGCCCGCGTGCGCCTGTCGCGCGTGCGCGTGGTTGGCCAAGACGGCGCGGTGATCCACACCGGCTACTCGACCGATCTCGAAGCGGGCACCGTCACCTTCACCAACGTCACCGGCTACAGCCAACCGGTGACCATCGAGCACCGCGTCGAGGACATGGCTGTGGTGCGGGACGTGCAGATCAGCGGCGAGGTGAGCTTCACGCGGCCGCTGACCCACGCGTACCCGCTCGCCAGTCCCGGCGACCCGTCGTCGGGCAGCTTCGTCGCCAGCGCGCTCATCGCCGGTGACCTGTTCGCACGCGTCAGCCTGGTCTTCGATCAGGCGACGTGGAACGGCGCGTGGTCGGATGCGCTGTCGGGCAGTTCGGCGACCGCGACCTTCAACCACACGCAGTACCCGATCCGCGTGACCAATCGCGGCGCGCTCACCGAACGCTGGATCGTGCGCTTCACCAACAACACCTCGTTCGAGGTGATCGGCGAGAACGTCGGCGTGATCGCCACCGGCAACACCAGCAACGACTGCGCACCGAGCAACCCGGCCACTGGCGCGCCGTACTTCTCGCTGCCCGCGCTCGGCTGGGGCAACGGCTGGGCGACCGGCAACGTGCTGCGCTTCAACACCATCGGCGCGCAGTTCCCGGTGTGGGTGGTGCGCACCGTCCAGCAAGGGCCGGAAACCGTGCCCGACGACCACTTCACGCTGCTGATTCGCGGCGACGTGGATACGCCTTGATCCAGCCCACAGGAACCGATCCATGACCGACCTCACCGTCAAATACTTCAACAGCGGCATGACCGGCGCGCCGCAGATCTCCAACAACTGGGGCGATCTGGTGACGATGCTCGATGCCTGCCTCGTCAACGGCTTCGCCTTGAAGGCCATCGACACGCTGATTTTCGCCAACGGCATCGTCACCGCGACGATCACGGCCGGACACGCCTATCAGCCGTTTCAGGTGGTGTTGGTCGCCGGGGCCGATCAGCCCGAATACAACGGGCAGTTCCGCGTGCTGGCCACCACCACGACCACCTTCACCTACGCGGTCACCGGCGCGCCGGTGTCACCCGCGACCAGCGCGACGAACCTCTCCGCCAAGGTCGCGCCGCTGGGCTGGGAGAAAGCGTTCGCGGGCACGGGCAAGGCGGCGTATCGCAGCAAGAACCCGCTGTCGCCGCAGAACCTGCTGCTGATCGACGACAGCCTGAAGACGCCCAACTACACGACGGGCTGGGCCAAGTGGGCCAACGTCGGCATCGTCGAAGACCTGTCGGACATCGACACCATCGTCGGCGCGCAAGCTCCCTACGATCCGAACAGCCCGACGCAGAACTGGAAGCAGGTGCAGGCGAACCAGTGGGGTTGGTACAAGTGGTACCACGGACGCACCAGCGGCTATGACAACTCCGGCGACAGCGGCGGTGGCAACCGCAACTGGGTGCTGATCGGCGACGACCGCCTGTTCTTCCTGTTCTGCAGCAACGCCGCCGGGTACGGTTGGTACGGGCGCAGCTCGTATTGCTTCGGCGACATCACCAGCTTCAAGCCGGGCGACAACTACGGCACGATGCTGTGCGCCGACGACATCTACTGGAGCAACAGCAGCTCGGGCTACTCGAGCTACCCGGGCCAGTACAACGGCTACGGCCTGGTCTCGTCGCTGGACTTCGCGGGCAAGGTGCTGCTGCGCAACCACACCCAGCTCGGCAACCCAGTGCGCTGGGCCACCACGTCGCTGAACACCAACAACGGTCAGCAGATCTGCGGCCGTGGGCCGACGCCGTTTCCGAACGGCGCGGACTACAGCCTGTGGCTGTTGCCCACTTACGTGCGGCAGGAGGACGGCCATCTGCGCGGCCTGATGCCCGGAATGCTGTGGATGCCGCAAGACCGACCCTACAGCGACCAGACCATCGTGGACAACGTGGTCGGTCAGGCGGGCAAGCGTTTCCTGCTGGTCAGGACGCAGTACAGCTCGGAAACCGAAGGCGCGCAGATCGCGTTCGACATCACCGGCCCGTGGAGGTGATCGATGAGCTATCCGCTCTCGGAAAGCTTCGCCACGGCCCCGGCGGCGGGCTACACCACGGCGCTGGGCAGCATGTCCGCCAGCTACAACGGCGCGCAACAGGCCATCGACGTCTCGGCCCCGAACGCGCAGTCGATCCTTCGCTTCAACGAAGCGGCCAACGGCGACTTCTGGTTCGAGGCCGACGTCGAGCTGCTGACCGACCCGAGTGCGCGCAAGCACGTCGGTCTGTGGATGACCACCGGTAACGGTTCCGAGGGCTACCGCTTCGCGCATCTGGACGGTGCGTGGGGCGTGACCCGCTGGAACGGCGGTTTCGGCGACGGCGCGGCGGTGTCGGGCGGCGTCAACGATGGCGCGAAACCCATCGCCGGGGTGCCCGACACGGCACCAACCTTCAATGTCGGCCAGCGGCTGATCCTGCGCTGCGAAGTCATCACCGGCGCATTCGATGCCAACGGCGTGCCCTGGGCGCGCGTGATCCAGTTCAAGGCCGGTGGCGTGCTGATGTTCCAGATCGGCGACGCCAGCTACCGGGGCAAGCTGGTTCCCGGCGTGTTCCTATACGGGGCCACGGCGCGCGTCCACGCCATCGCGGGCGATACGCCGTCCGGTCTGCCCGCGTTTCCCGCGACGGTGAGCGTGAACGCCGCCGATGACTTGATCCCGCTGACGGGTGGCCCGACCTCGGTGCCGCCCGATCCCGCCGCCAACATCGGCGTGAATGCCGACTGCGAACTGATGCGCCTGAACAGTCCGTCGTCGGAGCTGTGGAACCGGGGCGGCGGCTACGACCGAGTCTTTCACCCGATCCCCGCCGGTCGCCGCGACATCCACTTCGGCGGGCACGGCGTGATCGCCGGAACGGTCAAGGAGAAAGGCATTCCCGATCAGCCGCTGGTGCGGCGCGTACTGCTCGTCAGCGAGAACACCCGGCTGCTGGTCGCCGAAACGTGGAGCGATGCGAGCGGTGCGTATCGCTTCGAGTTCATCGATCCGGCGCAGCGCTACACCGTCATCAGCTACGACCACCCGCACATGTACCGCGCCGTGATCGCGGACAACCTTCGTCCGGATGTGATGCCATGACCGTCGCCATCACCGTCGAACACAACGAGGCGCGGCTGGCGGGCACGCTGGGGTTTCTGGACGCGGGCAGCAACCCGGCGCGGCTGCGCATCTACGGCGGCACGCGACCCGCCACTCCGGCCACGACGCCTAGCAGCGCGATGCTGGTCGAGATCAGGCTGACCAAGCCTGCGGGGACGATCTCGGGGGGCGTGCTCACGTTGGCGCAGCAGGAGGACGGGCTGATCTCCACCACCGGCATTGCGACGTGGGCGCGGCTGGTGAATGGCAACGAGGCCACGGCGCTCGATCTCGATTGCAGCGGCACCGACGGCAGCGGCGACGTGAAGCTCGCCAGCACCAACCTGTATCTGGGCGGCGACGCGCGGATGGTGTCGGCGATTCTGGGGTAAGCCGTGGCGACCGATCTGTCGCTGGCCGCCACGCTGCCCGCGCCGGAGGTCGAAGTCGCCTTTGGGCCGCCGCTGGTCGATCTGCTATTCGACCGGCCCGCCGCCACCGACGCCGACTTGGTGTTCGGCGCGGGCTTCGTTCCCTCGCGCGACGACGTGACGGTGCAGGCGACCCTGCCGCCGCCAGTCGTTGCGATCAAGTTCATCCCGCGCGCCGAAGCCGCGCTGCTGGCCACGCTTCCGGCGCTGACGGTCAGCACGCTGGTGCTGCGACCGAGCGTGCCGCTGACCGAGGGCGCGACGCTGCCCGGCGTGGTGTTCGCAGGTGAGGTGCGTTACGACTCGCGCACCCAGCGGCCCACAGTGGGCCAGACCGCGCACGCGTGGCAGGTGGCGCGGCAGACCGAAAGCGGCGCGACACAGCGCCAACAGGACGCGCGTGCGACGCCCACGGGTTGGGAAGCGCGCTGGCAGCACGGCGCGGTGTTGCCGCAAGGGGGGATCGAGCATCGGTTGCCGCCGGTGCTGGTGGCCGCCTTCGAGCAGCGCGACGCGCGTCACCAAGATGCGACCCGCCTGCGGGACGCGACGCGGTTCGCGCATCAGCGCGGCACGCACTTCGAATTGGCCCGCCGAGGCCTGTTCCAGAACGTAGGCCCGTTGCACGACACCACGCGCTTCCGGCATCAGGACGGCGACCGCAGCAAGCGCGCGAGTCGAGTGGTCGTGTGGCAAAGCGCGCATCTCCTCACGCGCGTCCAGGGCTCGGGTTTCCAGCGCGCGGGGCAGCAGATTCATGGTTGGCGTGGCCGCTATCAGGACGCAATGCCACCACCGCCGGGGATCAGCTTTTGGGTGATCCACGAGCCGCCTGAGCCGCAGCCTTGCTACACGCCGAGCGCGCACCTGCTGTTCGCCGCGCTGGCACCGGCGGACGGACATCTGCTGTTCGTCTGCGAAAACCACATCGCACCGCTTCCCGATGGGGAGCCGGTGATCGTTCCCATCCGGAGGGTGTACTTCGTGATCAATGACGTGACCCTGCACCGTGTGCCCGATGGCATGCCGGTGCCGGTGTTCAGCCTTTCGCTGTCGCTCGATGCCGCATCGTGGGCGTGGGGTTTCGAAGCGACGCTGCCCGCGAAGACCGAGTCCTTGGTCGCGCCCGGTAGCGCGTCGGGGCCGGTCGAACTCGCGGCGAACGTCAATGGCACTACGTTCCGCGTGTTCGCCGAAAACATCAGCCGCGAACGCAGCTTCGGCGACGCCAGCATCCGCATCTCCGGCCGGGGTCGCAACGCGGTGCTGGCCGCACCCTATGCGCCGGTGATGACGTTCTCGAATGCCGAGGGCCGCACCGCGCGGCAGTTGATGGACGACGTGCTCACGCTCAATGGCATCCCGCTGGGCTGGAACATCGATTGGGGTCTCACCGACTGGAATGTCCCCGCCGGAGCGTTCGCGCAACAGGGCACATGGATCGAGGCGCTGACTGCCATCGCCGCTGCCGCCGGGGGCTACCTGCTGCCGCACCCGTCCGAGCAGAGCATCCGCGTGCGCCATCGCTACCCGGTCGCGCCTTGGGAATGGAACGCGGTCACGCCCGACTACGTGCTGCCGGTCGACGCCGTTGCGCGCGAGTCGCTGCGCTGGTTGGAGAAGCCCGCCTACAACCGTGTATTCGTTTCCGGGCAGGACGTCGGCGTGCTCGGCCAGGTCACGCGCGCCGGAACGGCAGGCGATGTGCTGGCACCGATGGTCGTCGACTCGCTGATCACCGAGGCGGCCGCCGCACGCCAGCGCGGCATCGCGGTGCTCGCCGACACCGGCCATCAGATCGAAGTCAGCCTGCGGCTGCCAGTGCTCGCCGAGACCGGAATCATCCAGCCCGGTGCGTTCGTCGAGTATCAGGACGGCAGCGTCACGCGGCTGGGCCTCGTGCGCGCCACGCACGTCGAGGCCGGGATGCCCGAGGTCTGGCAGACGCTGGGGGTGCAGGGCTATGCATAACCTCTACGAGCAATTCCGCCAGCTGGTGCCCGAGCCGCCGTTGCAGGCGGGCACCGTGGTCGGTGTCGGCTCCGGCGTGGTCACCGTCGCGCTGCCCGGCGGCGGCCTGCTCAAGGCGCGCGGCAACGCGAACGTCGGCCAGAAAGTCTTCGTCCGCGACGACGCCGTCGAGGGCATCGCGCCGAGCCTGACGCTGGAGATCATCGAAATCTAGACCGCCACCCACTCACCGTTTCAACCCTGAAGCCCGCCTCGATGCTCGCGCATCGGGCGGGTTTCTCATTTCTGGAGAAAGCAAATGACCGAAGAAACCAAGCCCGCCCTCGTGGAAAACATGCTGCTCTTGCGCCGCGAAGATTTCGAGGAACTGCTCGACCGCGCCGCCGAACGCGGAGCCGAACGTTGCCTCGCCCACCTCGGCCTCGAAAACGGCAGCGCCGCCCGCGATATCCGCGAACTGCGTGACCTGCTCGATGCGTGGCGCGCGGCGCGCCATACCGCGTGGCAGACCTTCGTGAAGGTGCTGACCACGGGCCTGCTGGCGGCACTGCTCGTGGGCGCGGCCATCAAGCTCAAGCTGATGGGAGGCGCGCAATGATCGAGACCTTGCTCGGCGGCCTCCTCGGAGGAGCCTTCCGCCTCGCGCCCGAAATCCTCAAGTGGATCGACCGCAAGGGCGAGCGCGGCCACGAACTGGCGATGCAGGACAAGGCGCTGGAGTTCGAGAAGCTGCGCGGCGCGCAGAAGATGGCCGAGATCGGCGCGAGCGCCGATGCGGCGTGGAATACCGGGGCCCTCGATGCGCTGAAGGAAGCCGTCGCCGCGCAGGGGCGGCCGTCCGGCGTGAAATGGGCCGACGCGCTGTCGATCAGCGTGCGGCCCGTCATCACTTACTGGTTCATGGCGCTGTACTGCGCGGCCAAGACGGCGGCGTTCGCGGCCGCCCTGAACGCGGACGCGAGCTGGGGCGAGGCCATCCTGCACGCGTGGACGGAGGCCGATCAGGCGCTGTGGGCCGGGGTGCTCAACTTCTGGTTCCTCGGGCGCGTGTTCGAGCGGGTGCGGCAGTGATGGACGTACCGCAGACGGCCATCGATCTGGCCAAGCGGTTCGAGGGCTTCCACCGCGTGCCGAAGGCCGACCCCGGCCGAGCGCATCCGTACCTCTGCCCGGCAGGGTTCTGGACGATTGGCTATGGCCACCTCTGCGATGCTGCGCACCCGCCGATCACCGAGGCCGATGCGAAAGCCTATCTGGCCCGCGACCTGAACACGGCGCTGGCTGCGACGCTGCGCTGCTGCCCGGTGCTGGCGACCGAGCCGGAAGAGCGGCTGGCGGCCATCGTGGATTTCACGTTCAACCTCGGCGGAGGGCGGCTGCAGGCATCGACCCTGCGGCGTCGCGTGAACCAGCGAGATTGGGCCGCCGCAGCGACGGAACTGCGGCGCTGGGTGCATGGCGGTGGGCGTGTGTTGCCGGGGTTGGTGGGCCGCCGCGAAGCCGAAATCACATTGCTGCGATGACGAAAAACAGTGCCTCGGAGGGGTGCCCGTCAGGGGTCACCTCCGGTAAAATCAAACCTGTAGAGGGACAGAGAAAAATGACTGTTTTCACCATCGGCTATGAAGGACTGGACATCGACGATTTCATGTCGCTGCTCACCGAGCACGGCATCGAAACCGTCGTGGACATCCGCGAGCTGCCGCTGTCCCGCAAACCAGGCTTCTCGAAGAAGGCGCTGGCCAACGTGCTCAACCTCTCCGGCCTCGAATACGTCCACATGGTCGGACTGGGCTGCCCGAGGCCGGTGCGCGATGGCTACCGCGAGGACGGCGACTGGAAGCGGTACACCACCGGTTTCCTCAAGTACCTGAAGACGCAAAAGGACGCCATCGCCGAACTGGCCGAACTGGCGGAGTCCTCGACCTGTGCGCTGTTGTGCTACGAGGCTGATTTCAACTTCTGCCACCGCTCGATGGTGGCCGACGCGGTGAATAAGCACTGCGGCGCGGACATCGAGCACATCCCGGTCAAAGCAGCGTCATCTGCCGGTCGTCGGTTGGCTTTCGTTTAGGCGGGTAGATCAGGCTGACGATCAGCCACTGGTCTTGGAACCGGTGCTGATTGCCCATCAGGAACATCAGTTCCTTGTTGCCAAGGTCTTCCTCCAGCTTGGCCCGGAACGGCTTCTCCCAATCCACGCCGTGCCTCTGGCGGCAGTTCCAGAACAGCGCGCCTGCCTCCCAATCGACGATCTTGTGCTTGTGCTCTTTCTCGCCGTCCGGCGTGTCGCACACGTAGCGGTAGTGGAAGTCGAACGGCACCTTGCGGAGCTGCTTCACCTGCTTGCGCTCCTCCGCCTCCGAAAACAGGTTGCCCTGCATCTGCTCCTTCAGCAGCTTCTCCCGCTCCTCGTCCGTCCAGTCCGGGTTGCGGGCCTTGGTGATGTCGAGGCCCAGCAGCCGCTTGGGGCGCAGCAGGGCCAGCGACAGGCCATCGGCAAGGCGAGCGGCATCGATGGCATCGAAACTGTCGAATGACGGCATCTTGTCCAGCCACTCCCAACGGCTGCCCCACGCCTTCTTGGTGTCGATCACATCGCCGCAGTTGATGGTATCGACGTAGACCTTGTGGCTTTCGGGCCGGTGATCCTTGTTGGCCTTCTCGACGCGCACGTCGATCCACTGCCACTTCTTGAACTGCTGGCCATCCTCGACCATCCGGAATGGCACCGGGAACAGACGGCGCATCGCGCCGCTCTGGGCGATACCCGCGACGCAGGAGGTTTCGACGAATTGCGCGCTGGGCGATGGGTAGGTTTTCGCCAGTATCAGGATTCGTTCGACTCGCCCCAAAGCCATTCGCGCCCCCTTGGTGATCTCCGATGGTGTCCCTTTAGACGTCGACGGACGATGTCTTCCATACGTCCTGAACCAAGGCTATCAGCAACCCGTGGCGATCCTCGATGGTCTTTGCGTTCCATGCGGGAAACGCTTTCAGCTTCTCATTGATTCGGGAGATCGAGGTGTTCTGACCGACGCTGGTCAGCTCAACCAAGCTGCGGGTCTGATAGTTGCCGCTCTTCCGGTACTCAGCCTGCTTCGCCGCGTAGAAATCGTTGCCCGCGACGATGTTGATGGGCTTCTCCAACAAGGTCAGGTTGCCGAGACGGTTCTTATAGTCGTCGTAACCGGTACCCGGATTCTCTGCGGCCCACTTGCCGCGCAGTTCATCTTTCGGGTTGTCGGGCAGGATGTGTTCGATTTCCAGCTTCGAGAACGGCTCCAGGCTGCCCGGCGTCTTCAACCCGCTGAACGCCATCTCGACATGCTGAGTCAGTCGCGCCAGCAGATACCGCGTCCGGTACTGCTGCATCGAATACAGCGTGAAGCGCCGGAGCGCATCGACCAGTTCCTGCGACTTCCCTGCCATGTTCTTTTCGAAGCGGTCGACGATGAACGCGTTGAGCTGCACCTTCTGCTTCACCGGGTCGGAGGCTGCGGCAATCGTGCGCAGCTCATCGGCCCATTGGGAGAAGCTGCGCTCCAGATCTTTGGTCGGCGTCTTGGTGAAGATGTAGTAGAAGAGAAAGCTCTCCAACTGCGCCACGAAGTGGTCGAACAGCGGTTTCGGGAAATTGGCTGCCGCCAATAGCAGGACGTAGTGCAGGCTGAAGGCACCGCCCGCCAGCCGCTTGAGGCTGTCCATCGCAAGGCTGGGCTTGCCGTCGTTGCCCAACCCGTTCGAGAACGCGAGATAGTGCTCGACGTTCCGGATGACCTTCCTGACGAACTCGAAGGGCTTGTTGGCGTAATCGCACAGCGCCGCGTTGTCCTTGCCCACGAACCAGTCGTAGATTTCGTCCTCGCGCACCACCGCGTCGCCGCGCTCGTTCTTGATGACGTAGTTCGCCATCAGGAAGTAGCGCAGAAAGCGCAACGGCTTTTCCTTCTCCTTCTCCAGCGGCTTGGTGATCTTCTTCCATTCGTCCTTGAGCTGCGTGAACTGCGCCTGCTTCACCTGCGTGAACAGCAGGTTCTTGAGCAAGTCCATCGGGTTCAGGCCGACGCCGCGCTCGTTGATGGTCTCGAAGATTTTCAGGGCGCTGCTCACGTCCGTGGAGATCTGGATGAACACCACGTTGTTCGCCAGATAGCCCCAATACTTCTTCAGCTTGGGCGCATCGTCGTAGTTGTCCTTGAGATAGCGATACAGCGTGCTGTAGGCGTTGACCAGATTCTCCAGCGACCCGAAGCTGGGAATGCCTGACGATTGAATCCCCGCGCGCACGGCTTGAGGGTCGGCATCGAGTTCCACCAGCTTGGTGACGACCTCGCCCGCATTTTCGTAGCGCGGCTCCAGCTTCAGGCTAGTACGCGTTTCCCCGTCACCGTCCGTGTAGCTTGTCGAGATCAGGCCGCTGACAGTCTGCCGCTGCGGCTCGCCCTGAAACAGGTGCTTCAAGGCGCAGAGCAGCAGAAAGAACGTGGTCAATCGCTGCTGGCCATCGATGACCTCGTAATGGTTCTTCTGGTCGGTGGGCGACACCAGCACAGTGCCGATGAAGTATTCCCGCGTCGTCCCCGCATCGATCTGCTCGCCGATGTCTTCGAGTAGCTGATGCACTTCCTTGTCGGTCCAGACGTACTCGCGCTGGTAGTCCGGCACGATGTAGAAGCACTCCCTGAAGGCTTCCTCGATGCTGTATTTGTGGTTTTCGATGCGGGCCAT